CCAGGATGAAAAGATATGGGATGATGTTCTTTGTTACGAATCATCTGCATATTATGAGGGTTATTATTTAAATCAAATTGAACTTGCTATATGGCTATATAAAAATAAAGGACATCGTAATAATCAAATAGTATTACAAATAGCCAAACCTACCGATATGTTATTACAAGATCCTCCTTGTTTAAGGCATATAGATACACGTATTCAGGATAATAAACTACACTTTATTATCTATTTTAGATCATGGGATCTATGGGCAGGAATGCCTGCCAATCTTGCAGGTATCGAAGCTCTACAACAATATATGGCAAATGAGATAGGGGTTCAGCAAGGAGAGTTCATTGTTGAATCTAAAGGACTTCATTTGTATGGATATGCAGAAGATTTGGCCCGATTAAGGACAATGAAAAATATCAGTAAGAATTAAAAAAATTAATAAATAAGGTTGACTTTATTTTTATTCTCCTGTATAACTGTACTTAACACTAACCAAACAAGGAGATAAAACCATGCAAACCATCATAATTCCATCACCTTTACAGTCTTGGCCGCATAAAACTAACTATGAGTACAGAGCGTTATTAGAGGACCGGAGAGGCGAGAAAATAATAACAATTCAGGTGCGTGATACTACCGATTCAGATGACAAATGGGAATATACTCCTGGGAGATGGTATCTTGATAGTTTACGGAAAAGCATCAAGGATATAGTTTTTATTGATTATGGATCGGAATGGGCTGTTTGCGGTATGCAGGAGGTCATGAGAATAGCAGAAAATATCGATATATAGTAACATATACCGGGACCGAAAAGTCCCTATTAAATAATAAAGGTAGATTTTAATGGAAAATAGATATCGTTCTTTACTTGCAAAAAGAGATCTGCTTAAAAAACAACTTGCTCAAAAAACAACTCAACTTGAGCAAGTTGAAAAGGATCATAAAAATCATATCAAAGCAAGAGCTGTTATTACTGAACTGTTAGAAAACTCTCAGGATAAAATGAAAAAAAGAGTAGGGAGTTTAGTGACAAGCGCTATGTCCAGTGTTTTTAATCGTCCCTATAAATTCTCTTTAGAATTTATTCAAAAAAGAAACAAAGTAGAATGCGTGCCTGTTATAACAGAAAATGATATTATTAATGATGATATCAAATATGATATGGGAGGTGGAATTCTTCCTATTATTTCCTTTCCTCTTCGTATAGTTTTTAAAACTATACAGGCTAATCCTACAAGAGATGTTATTATATTAGATGAGCCAATAAAAGGTAGTCTTAGCGATCAGACATTGGATAAAACAATATCAATGTTTAACGAGCTATCTAAAAAACTCGGAATACAATTAATCCTAATAACCCATTATAAAGAACTGTCCAATGTATGTGATAAGGTTTTTCAAATAACTCATGATGGAAATAAAAGCATTGTTGAAGGGGATAAAACTGATGCTAAATCAAATAAAAATATTACAAAAAGAACAAGAACCAGACATTAAAGACCGGATAGGATTTTTTATTGTTGATGAATATTTTATTCTTAACCAATCTTTAGTTTTAACAAAAATAATAGAAAACTTTATAATCACAAATGTACAACATTTCCCTGCTTCCAAAAGACTTAAATATACAGCTATGTCTCTTTTGTTTGATAAAATAAAAAATAATGATCCAGTACCACAATATGAGATTATTATAACTAAACAAAATGATCCACAACATGATATTGTAGTATATGATCTAAAAGTAAATAAAATAAAGGAGGCGATTTCCTAATTAATTTTTAATCTTTCATTTATAAAGGGAGGGAACTAATGGACCATAATTTTGATAATGTTATTAACAACTTGATCAGTAATGGATGGAGACTTGATGAGAGATCTCCTAATTTCAAATTACTTGAACCTCCTGATGGGGATCTTAGAAAACATTTTAAAATGAAATGGAAAGAAATCATATATAAGAATAAACCATTATTCATTCCCGATTTCGCTTTATTAGAAAACTAAATGGAGGATTATTTATGCTTTATCTTTTTTTATTTATGATTGGATGGTTTTTTGCCATGTATATTTGTCAAATTTACTATAAAGAAATGTTTAAATTAACATTAGATAGATATCTTAATAAATATATTGAATTGCTTAAAAAGCTATCAGAAGAAAATGAATCTTTAAAAAAAGAAAATGAGTTTATTAAAAACTCTTTAGATAATTAATCTGCTAATAAATTAGAATCTAAGTTTAACTACATGACTGCACTAAAAGGTAATTGGAATGGCATTGAATAAGTTTTTAGTCCTTAAATATAACACATATGAAGTCCTCCTTTTTCACTGGATTAAAATGTGAATTATGTTTTATACTACTAAAAAAGAAAATTTATTAAATAGATGCGTAGATACTTTCCAGGTTGCTTTTAGAGATTCTATTTTATTATTATTTAAAGGAGTCTTTTATGTGGGATTTGGATAACTGGTACACTGGTGATTATAATATCTATCAAAGTGATAGTAAGGATAATAAAAAAGAACAAAATGTTAATTGTTGGTGTGGTACTAAAGCAGTTAAAAAATGTAAACGATGTGATCAACCCCTTTGTAATAATTACTTTTGTAAAATTGAACATAATTCTCAAAAACATTAAGGAGCTATTGATGAAAAAACAACCTATTCGATACTATTATGTCACATTTAGTTATATTGCTTATCCTATTGGAAAAAGGGAAGATAAGCAATTACATATAACTGATATGGTATTACTTGATACATCTGAAGAAGAATTACAAAGGGGATTAGCAAGAATACATATAGCTCTCAAAGATAAACTAATGGAAATAGATCAATCTATACCAGCAAGTTATATAGTTAGAACTAAAAAACAGATACTAAGCCATATTGAAGATGAGAAAAGACTTTTAAAAAATATTAAAAGGAAATAATATGTCTAATTTTAGATATTATATTTTGAAATGGTATAAAAGCAAATGGAATAAACGAACCCCTAAAAAAAGGAGGAACAAGAATGGCAGATCCAAATAAAAAATTAAGTGTTAAATCTTACTTTGCTATGATCATTACTCTTGCTACAATCTGCAGTGGAATATTTTTTATTGAAGATCGCTATGCTAAGGCTGAAGAAACCAACAAAAGTATATCTATGCTAAAGGCAGAAACCACTCAAACATTTACTCAGATAAGAAAAGATCTAAGAAAAGATGCTTTACAAGCAAGAAAACAAATCCTCTTAAACAGAAAATACCTTCTTAGATCTTACAAAAGAAAATATCCCAATGATCCTGAAATCGATAGGGATATTAAAGAAGTTAAAGAAGAGATCAGTATTGTAAATGAACTACTTGATAGAGAATCTTTATAATCACATTCCTGTAGCGTTTAAAAGTCTCAAACGTACCTGATACCAATCTTGAGTAGGGTCAGGTACGTTTATATAATCAGGTCTTAATACATGCGGTATAACCTCAACAGGCTCTCCTGATTCATGATCAAATACCACATCTTTAGTAGTACCATCACACATTGTCAATGTCATAATATTTTGAGTGGCTCTATCTCTTAACTGAATCAATTTATCCACTTTATCTTTTGATAACCAGCTACAATCAAGAATAATTGGCTGAGTGGCTGCTAAAGGGCTTATATTTTCTAAAGTAGCTGTTCCATCAAGAGCAAGTCTAACACTTTGAGGAACAGGAGTCCAGGCCCATTCATTTTCAAATATACAGTCCTCAGATAAATCAGTACTCAAGGGTATTACAGGATCTGATAAATTTGCCATACTCATATAAACACCTCCTTATACTATTACATCTGTACTTTGTGGCAATGATGGAGCTTGATTTTGTATTATTCCATCTAATATAAAACATTTATTTCCTACTGGAATATTTGATCCTATAACAGTATATTCTTGATCATATAAATCTTTAACTATGCTGTTATCTCCTGATATACTTAAAACAGTAGCTATCATTAAATCAGCTCTTTCAGATAGTCTTTTAAACTTAGTCCATACATTTGTTGACATTATGTCCAACTCCTTTCTACACTCACTATCTGTGTTACTTGTGGCAAAGATGCCTCTATGCTTACAGATGTTATCAAGCCTCTCCATACTTCAAATAAATCCTCTACTTGAACTATGTCTGTTGGAAACAATAATTTTGGTCTTACTGCTGATGATTGAAGTGGCAATGGTAATCTCATTGTATAATTAGTTTTATTGTATCCATCTTGATCAAGGATGTTTCTGCCTTTTTCAGCATTGACTTGAGCTGTTGTTAATAAAGTTAACGATACACTTGGAGCTGGAATTGTCCAAGGTTCTCCATCTCTTTTTACATGGGTTATGTATCCAGCTTCTCTACCAGTGACAAACACATTATCATATTTAGATTTTGGACTCCATTCAATATCTTGTCCAAATATAACTCCAGCAAGTATGTATTCATCTGGAGTTATGCTATCAAAGTTCTTTGGAGATGTGGGATATCTATAATTAAATATCATTCTTTTTTCATATGTTTCAGATAATGGAAATCCACCTTTGGTCATCATAACTCCACCACTTGCTTTGACCACCTCACTACAGATATCTATAATGGTTTTATCCTTAACACTATAAATATCCCCTGGAATATTCCAATCAACAACATTCCAATCCTGGAACCATCCCTCAGCATCTAATTCATAACCGGTTATTTGTTGAGCATTGATGCCAAGAGGATAAGAAGTGGAATCCCATGTTTTTGTTTGTAGTATAGCATATGGCTTTGCAAGGGAACAGCTTGGGGATCTTCCTTGGATATTGTATGTTCCATTACCGTACTCGTAATTCTCTGATATTTGCTCTACCCAAAAATGCCAGTAGTATTCATTTATATTCAATCTAACTTCTATAGGACCTTGACCTGTAGGTCTCGCGTATTCTGCATCAACTCTTGTATTACAAATAGCAGAAAAATTCCATGTCCAGGAATCTATATCTGTACTAACACTTGCTGATAATATATTAATCTTTTGCCCATCACTTACTCTAATTAAAGTTACATCATTCTTTATCATGATAACACTCCCTGTTGCTATCCATGCGCTTTCACATCCTTGTGGAGTAGGACCTATAATTACTTTATCTTCATCATATTCAGCTTGGCAAATAACATCTATTACATTTCCTATGTTCCATCCACTTTCACAAAGTACATCAACAAATAAACCCCTACTCCAAGCACTTTGACAATTAACATCAACAAATAAGACCCTACTCCAAGCAGATTCACATTGCTTATCTATTGGAGTAGCTATATCCCATCCACTTTCACATAAAACATCGATTGATAAAGCTATCTCCCATGCTGATTCACATAATAAATCAACAGTAAGGGCTTTTGACCATGCACTGTTACATTGCTTATCTATTGGAATAGATCGTTCCCATGCTGATTCACATTGCTTATCTATTGGAATAGATCGTTCCCATGCTGATTCACATTGAACATCTTTAGCAACTGTTTTAGCCCAAGCACTTTCACAATCTGTGTCCAAAGATACTGAAGTACTCCAAGAACAAGAACAAGGCACAATCATATTTGGATTTAATAAACTCATTAAGAAGCTACATCCCCTCTTATTTCAAATACAGAGCTATCATCTGTAGTATCTGATGCCCTTGCATTTATCACTCTTGCTATCCACAAAGGAGCACCTGCCTCAATGGTATTAAATCGTATAATATTTCCTACCTGCCATCCTATCCCCCATCCGGCATTGCTTAATGTGAAATAAACAGCACCTGTATTTGGGTTAGTAATAGCTATATTAGCTCCACCATCTCCAACTGTTATTCCTGCCTGAACTACTCCTAAATGCTCATTATTCACAGAAACAACAAAGGTATCTGTATCAATAACAGATGTAATTTCTATAGCCCATTTACCATCCTCAGCACCATGATTAGTTACTATTACTGGATATGTTACATGGTCATAGGTTCCATCTGCTGGATTGCCTATCTGAGTATCACTATATGTTGATCCATCCCATGTTTGTTGTGTGAACCATGTATCATATGATGCCTGTAAATCTCCTTTAACAATAGCGTTGCTAATTGTTGTATTAGCTGCTGAAAAAGAATTACTTAATTGATTAGCTATGATTATTCTATCATGATAAACAGATTGGATAATAACTGCCTCTACATTTACTCCATCATTTAAAATAGCTAAATCATCTTTTTTGAAAGCAGGCACCATTCCATCTGGAGGAAATTTACCAGTATTTATTTGATCATAATCTATGGGATAAGTATATCCCCCATAAATATAATCTACTAAAAAGGAATCAACAGCTACAGAATCATTAAAAGATATTATAGCATATCCATTTTCCTTATCAAGAAAACCATTACCATCACCAGTTAAAACACCACCTACTTCTTCTATTTGTATATCTGATAAATCAGTAGCTTTTTTTGCTTTTGCTAAAAAAGTATTTAAAACCAGATTATCTCCGGCAAGAACCACAGAAAAGTTTTTAGTTGTTCGAGGTATGGAAAAATATTCTGCAATAATGGATGAGATAACATCTGTTCCATCTGTGCTTGTTAAATTGCCAGTTCCCAAAGTATAATTGAAATCTCCTGCTACATCCGGAAAACCTGACATATCTGTTACATTACTTGCTACAAATGATCCATTAATGCCATAAGTGCCTGAAAAAGAAAATATACCATCCGGAGAATAAGCCCCACTTCTTACTCCAAGATCTATATTTGAATAGAATGGGCTAAATACTTGCTCAACAAGCCAAGTTTCACCATTATCATTTGTGTAAAGCACTATACCTACTTTAGCTGTAGTGGGATAATTATTTGCGCTCTTAACAGGCACTACAAAAGTTTTTTGACCGTTATTAAAAACAGGACCAAAATTTGCTGTAGTTACTGAACCCCAATCAGGTATACTATCTATAATTTTGGATAATAGAGTGCTCCAGGTTTTCCCACCATCAGTTGATCTTAAAACTTCATTATTAGTTGTGGTAAGCATCCATGTGTTATTAGATTTATTACAAGATACTCCTGTTATATCGCCTGTTATGCCTGTATTCTTAGCTGTGTAGGTTTGTCCATCAGAACTGTAATAAAGTATGGATGTGTTAAGAGTCCATACTATAATTACATCATCTCCATTTTCATCAGTCCCCTCAGCAGCACCTCCAAGAGTATATCCGAATATTTGAGCACTTACAGTCCAGTTACTATAATCATCACTGTACATAACCTTATTTTCTCTTGAAACAAGAACTATCCTTCCATTTACTTGAGCAGCTCCTCTCACATCTGCCCATTCTCCTGCTACCCATCCCGATGCATTTTTCAAATCAATATGGGACCATACTCCAGCAGTACCATCTCTAACAATCACTCCCCATTCTTCTGTTGTTGATTGTGATGTGCCAAATACAAATTGTTTATCATTAACTGAATCATAGTACATGCCTCTTATCTGCTCTACCCAATAACCAAAACTCTGTCCATCTATCTGATCCCCTTTTTGAAGCACAACAACATAATCATATCCATTACTACCTGAGTACACTCTTGGGGCCTTAGTGTACTGTCCTGGAACCTGAGTATCAGGCACAAAAAAAGTATCTTTGTGATAATAAGTTTTATAAAGATTATATGTTCTATTATCATAATTGCTCCCTTGATCATCTCCAGGACCTATTATTGTCCGTTTATCCCATTGTAATACACCATTGCCATTATCTATTACATTATAAGGGCCTCCACTTGTTAATGATACTTTCAACAATATAGATCCAGGATTAATACTGGACATTCCAAAATCAAGAGGTATAGGTAAATTACCTGGATTCCCGCATGGAATATTTTCTTGTTCAGTAAATCCTACTTCACTTTGATATTCATATATCAAATGTGTTCCTATATCAGGAGCATTATCTAAATTGATGGATACCAAATCTGTATCAAGATCAATAGTACCTGTCCCATAACCATCAATAGTACCTGTTCCATCATCTTGCAGTTGTTCCCATTTATTATTCACTCTTACTTTTATAACAAGAGTACCTACTTTTATAGGACCATATTCCATTATTTTATTATAATTAGTTTGTCCCTCAGAAACTAACAAACTATCACTATACCAAGGCTGTAAAATCCCATTAACATATTTATTCAGTTTATCTATCCAATAATTATCTATTACACTTGCTAATGGAAAAGGAGCATAGTCTTCAATCACAATATTATTTAATATTGTAGGGATTAATCTTACCTTAGAGGTATCAACACGTAGTACAGTATCAAAAGGGGAAGCATCTTGTCCTAATTTAATATGACCATAACATTTCCAGCTTGGATTTATAGTAGTTTGATTTAAAGTTTTTCCAGCATCATGAGCATATTCTAATGTATCTGAAAAATAAATTGCCTTATAAATAATCCTATGTACTCTTCCTTCATTGTAAGTGATATCATCTATTATTGTCTCTACTTTATTGATCTGTCTAAATTCAGTTTTAACCCCATCAACAATAACAACTATATCTCCTACACTAACTGACAATGTGTTTATTTGCTCAGATACTATTTTCCATTGCTGTATAACATTCCCATCATAAGTCACAACAAACTCTTTGTATCTTTCTATCTCTGATGCTTTAAATATCATTTTCTCATCACCTGCATTAGTTGGATATGCAGATACAGCATCACCATAAGGAATTCCACTATCTATAGTATAAGATTCTAACACTTCTTGCATACCACCAGCTCCACCTTTTATTTGGGCATTATCATCAGTGTTAAATAAAATAATGGAAACATTTTCATCATCTGGTGGTAACTTAACTACAAAATGAGATCCACCATACACATCAGTATTGTCAGAATCTACTTTTATCCATACTTTTCTTAACTGAATACGACCATATAATCTATCTATGCGGGTAATATTACCAAAAAGATTATTCATTGGAGAGGCACAATCAACAGTGGTATTCCCCATATATCCACCACTCTGATCTGTATCTGTCATATTCTCAGAATTGTACAGTTTAATATCATTTGAATCTATAGTCATAATTCCTCCCTGTTATATTGATGATGCTTGTGCTCTTTCCAATGCCTTAATCATGCTCAAAGCTTCTTGTTGCTGGAACATGCCTCTATAAGTTCCTTGACTACCTACCCTTAGATCTACAGCTATTTGCTTTAATGTATTGGTCACATTTCCACCTGATGCAAATCCTTTTGGAACTATACCACCTGTTGAGAATTTTTGTGGAGTATATCTTGAAAATAAATTCTTAACATCTGATCCACTTTTTACTTTATTCATAGATTCCATAAATCCAGGTAATGAAGTATCCATTACCCTTGTAGATACTGCATTAGTAACACGTTCACCAAATGTCAATAAAGCAGGGACTACATCCGATAAACCAAAACCGGGAACTTTAAAACCTTCACTTACTGTTGGACCTACAGGACCTCCCTCAGCTCTTCTTATAGATGTGGCAGTTCCTACCCCTCTTTGTGATGTTCCTCCTCTGGCAGTAGAAGCAGTTTTTGATGCATAACTTTCAATGGAATCTATATCTTCTTTAGTTCTTTTTACTATATCATCACTTGTATCAGCGAATTTTTGTTTGAATATTTCATCTAAAGCAGTTAATTTATCTTGCTGTTGTTTAATGCCCTCATCCAAGGCTCCCATCATTCTTTGGTTATACATATTCATATCACTTGTGGCTAATTCAGCATATCTATTCATCAATGAGGCCATATAATTAGCGTATTTATTTGTTAACTGTTCAAGTGCCTTTTCTGCTACTGCTGTTTTAATATCTATTTCCATATCTTGATTAACAGTATCAGCAAGTAAATTAACCTTATCTACTAATAAAAGGATTTGTTGTTTGGATTCCTCCATAGCTTGCTGGTTTATTTCTTGTTGTTTCTTTAATCCTTCCATATACAGATCAAGGGCTTTTTCAGCATTGCTTCCAGCTTGTTTCATTTGATTAAGAGCTTGATCATTAGTTTCTTTTATGATCTTATTCTGTTCAGTTTCATATGTTCTTAAAGCATCACCAGCTTTTTGACCATATTCATTTACTAAATCAATGGCTGTTTCAGTGGTTTCTTCCAATGCTTGAACAGTATTGCCTTCAGCATCTTGGACATCTCTTGCAAGAGTCTCAGCAAGTTCTTGCGCTTTTAAATATAATTGGGAAGCAAGTTCGTATTCACCTTTTAACTCTGCCTCTCTTGCTTTAGCTGCTATCTCTTCAGCCTGCCTTCTATCATCTCTCCACTTTTCAAGATCACTCATTAAACCTTGTTGTAATGATCTTATCTTTTCATCAGTGGTTTCAGTTATGCCAAGTATTTGTTCAGACATATCAACATATGTCTGAACTAATTCAGATGCAAGACCTTGTGCCTTAATAAAATAATCCTTAGCCATCATGTATTGGCCTTCTTGCATCATTCTATTTGCTTCAGCATAAGCACTATCATATTGCATTCTTTTGTTTACTAAATCTTCTTGTCCACTAAGAATAGTAGCATTGGCTTCAGCTATGATATCTACTGTGTTTTGTGCTATAGATATCCTTTCCTCTTCAATTTCCTCCATTTCCTTAGCAAGACGTTTCTGTTCTCCAAGTAACTTATCTATATTTTTAGATGCCTCATCATAATATTTTTCAATATCTTCCAGCATTGCTTCCAAGGTATCGGAATGTGCTCTACCTATTTTTTTACCATTAAAATACATGGTTTGTATAAGGGTGTCTACTTCACCTACCATATCAGCTACATTGCTACCAAGATCCTCAGAGACATTTTGGAATTCCTCACCTATATTAGTGGAGAAATTGCCTATCTTTTCAACTATACCAAGTAATTTATCACCAAAATCTTTAAATTCTTTTGTAGTGTCTTCAATCCCTTTTTTAAAATCCATGACAGCCTTGCCAGCACCTTGAACACCTTTGCGGACAATTATCATGGTTCCACCTTTTTCTTTATCTGCTTCAGCACTTTTTTCAGTTGCTTTAGTGGCTTCAGATGTGGCCTTTGCTCCATCTTTCTTAGCTGCTGTTAATGCCTTTTCAGCAGCTATCTTTTTTTGAATAGCTGCTTTATATTCATCACTATCCCTACCGTACCTTATCTTAGCATCATTGGCTTCTTTTTGGGCTATCCTTACCTTATCATTTAAATAAGATTGTTCAGCAGCAGTCTTTCTCTTAACGGCTTCTAAATGGGATATTGTTCCTTGATTTTCCAGTTGTTCTATATAACCGATACTCTGTTCATGCATAGCATCTTTTTGCTGCAAATGCTGTTGTTCTTGTTCCTGCAATTGAGCTGCTGTTTCTTCTGCTTGAGCTATTCTTGCTTCATCCAATGAAGCTTGAGCCTCAAAAAGTTCTTCTTGGGCTTTTTTATATTGTTTAGTATCTTCTCCATACATTCCGGATATAGCTTGAAAATATTCCTTGGCTATATCCAATAGCTTTTTAGCTTTTTGCTCATTTACCCTAACTGCTTCTGATGCAGCTTTCTTTTCACTTTTAAGATTCTTGGCTTGTGCTAATTGTATAGATCTTACTTCTTTATCAAGCTGGTTTTCTATTTTTTTCTTTCTTACATCATAAGATTTAACAATAGCTTCTGTTTGTGCTTTAATAGAATTTTGAACAACTTTCTTCTGGAAGTCTGCAAGTTCAAGAGTTATTAATTTCTCTTTTTCTGCATTCTCCATTGAGCTATCTAAAATATTTTGTAAATTGGTCTGATGAGTTTGCAAGATAGCATTAAATCCTATTTTTGCATCTTCAGACATCTTAAGGAAAGTTTGTTTATATTGAGATTTTAATTGTTCGGTTAATTGAGTGCTTGTATTGGATATATTTACCTTACCTTGAGTCCAATTGCTTTCAATAAGCTGTATACCCTTAGCATGTGCTTGTGTGACATTTTCAACTTGTGCTGTCATTTCATCAGCATCTAATGTCTTTTTTAAAGCCTCTGCTGCCTTATCTGCTGCTTCCTGTAATTTTTCCGCTGATTCAACAGCAGCAGCATCACTTTCTTTAGTAGCTTTTGTTTTGCTTTTCATGGAAACAATTGTTCGGTTTAATATATCTTGCTCCCTATTTAAAGCACTTAATCTTTTTTCAAGTTTAGAAGTATCTAATCCTAAAAACTGTCTTGCAGCTATGCTTAATTCATAATACCCTTTACTAACCATCAACACCATGTCATGAATAGCTGCAAATGTTAGCTGGACTCTTTCCCCTACCGATTGAGTTCCATTTTCAAATAACTTTAATTCATTTATAATTAAACCAAGAGATATCCCCGCTATAGCAGCTCCAATAACTCCAAGAGCTATGTTAAATTTGGAGACAGCAGCAGTGCTAAGGGTTAATTGACTGGTAAATCCTTTTAATAATCCTATTGCTGCTGTCATGGACCCACCAAACATATTCATAGCCACACCAGCAGCTCCAAGAGCCAATGTGAAAGCTCCTATACCTAAAACAATGGCATCAAGTATAGGAGCTATAGGACCAAGTGATTTATGAAAATCTGTTAATAGATTTATCACTTTAGCAACTGAATTTAACATATCTGCCATTGCTGGTTCAAGACCACTGACAATTGTCTGTACAAATCCATCAACAGCACTCATTAATCTTCTAAATGCACCTCCAAGAGTTTCCTCCATTCTATCAGATATACCTTTTGTAGTGATATCTGTTTCATGCATTTTTTCAATCATTTTTTCAAGCGCTTCACTTCCTTGACTAATAAGAGCAAGCATTCCAGGTCCAGCTCTAAGACCAAATACCTCCATAGCTTCAGCAGTTGTGATTCCTGATTTTTCTAACTGCTTTATGATATCAACATAGCTTTTCATTTTACCATCTGAATTAGTTATCTCGATGGTTGTTTGGCCTATTCTTTTACCTAACTGATCAAGCACTTCTTGGGCTTTTTTGGTAGGACTTAGCAGCCTTGTCATGGAACCTCTTAAAGCTGTACCTCCCATTTCCCCTTTATAACCAGCATTGGCAAGCTGTCCAAGAACAGCAGTAACTTCTTCAAAATCAAACCCAGCACTTTTAGCAACTGGTCCCGCATAAGCAAAAGCTGTTCCAAGCTCTTCCAGATTGGTATTAGCAGATGTAAAACCTCTTACAAGCACATCATTAACCCTGGACATATCCTCTACTTGTAAACCATAGCCCGACATAATATTAGTAGTGATATCTGCTGCACGTCCAAGATCCATAGCTCCAGCAGAAGCAAGTTGTAAAACACCGGGCAGGGCTTGAATGGAATCTTTTACCTCAAATCCTGCCATTGACATAAATTGCAAACCTTCAGCAGCTTGGGAAGCTGTATATCTTGTTTCCCTGCCCATCTTTTGAGCAATTTCTGTCATATCCGCCATTTGCTGTTGAGTGGCATTAGAAACAGATCCAGCTTTAGCCATAGTATCACTAAATTGCGCTATGCTTTTAACTCCCATAGCAAAAGGTGCTACCATAGCTCCACCAATAGCTGTTAATGCTATTCCTGCTTCACCTACCGATTTAGTTAGTTTTTTAAATCCCTGATCAATGTTTTTAAGCTTATTCCCTTTCTTGGAAACATTATCAAGTTCTTTACCTAACTTATCAGTACTTTTAGCTGCCTGATCAGCAGACTTATCAACAGTCTTCAGGGATGTTGCTATTTTTTTAATCCCTGCACTGGTTTTATCTACTAACTCAAATAATATTCGTACACTTTTTTCAACTGTATCAGCCATTATTTAAGTCCTTTCATTGTTCTTGCTAATCTTTCCCAATCCCGGTTTGCTTCCTCTGGTGTTACTATTACTTTTTTCTTTTTACTTGGAGATGTCATGCTATTAATTTGTTTGTTTAGATCTTCATATTTTAAATGATTAGCCATCCAAGCAAGTTTAGTTTCTTGTAGTTTTTCTTCATTTTTATCTGATTGCTCGTCATTAATGGCTTTCAAAAATACTCCAATCTCTCCTAATGTATATTTTTTTATATCAATCCATCTATGACCATTCTGCACTAAGGTTTGGAAGGCTCTTCCAATTTCGTTTCCTCTTCTTTCTCTGTACTTGGCCCTTGGATCAGATTCACTATTTGATCCTTCAGGCTTACGAAGTTTTTTTCCAAACCCTTTTGACTTTGTATGTTCACTTCTAAACATTTACTAAATAATTCTGAAGCTATTTTAGGAGGCATTTTTCTTATACTGTCTTCAGTAATTCCCGACATATCACTAATTACTGAAATAGCATGATCAGAAATGAAATTCCCTATTCTTGGAAGGATTAAAATGATTTGATTTATGATTTGGCTTTGACTTTGGCCTGATGTGGTGTTCATATCATTTTGAAGTTCTTGAAAAAGAACTTCTCTCCACTCCTCCATTAATGTTCCAAATCTTTTTATAACAGATGCAAAATCTTCTAACCCAAGAGGTTTAATATTGATGGTTGTTTTTCCTATTGTATAATCTTCACCTGGAAGCAGTAAATCCCAATCTTCATTAGACAAGTCAATTTTAGTGGTTTTTTCTTCGTTCATTTTTTCTCCCTGATTAAAGCTTCCCTGTTTAAAAAAAGGGCAGGAAGACGGAAACAGGGAGTGTAAACGTCTTATCGGCCATATGAACCTATCCTGCCCTAAACTGTTAATTATTCTTATTAAAGAATAATGACTTTACCATAAGGTTCAGTAGGATGATTAGTTTCATCCTTTAGAATCTCATAAGTGAATTCCATCATTTGCCAATCATCACCAATCCAAGATAAATCTCCACTTGGAGCTAAATCAGCTCTCCAAATAACAAGCTCTTTATTAGCTCCAACAGGATTATCAGATACGAATCTAAGTTTTCCTTCAATCTGTGTTTCTTCAAACATATTTAATGTTTGATAAGTAACAGCAGCTCTATGATACCTAATAGTAATATTAGCATCTGCTGTATCAATAGCTCCTCCCTCAACTATATAAATCCTTCCAGTTGAACTATCTATTTTGTAATCATCATTTAATGTATAGATAGTTGTTGGAGTATCTGTATCATATACCAAAATATTGGTAGTATCAAAAGCAGCTACAGTACCTGTCAATGCTGAAAAATCACAATCAGCACTCCAGATGCCATCAGTAATAACATCCCCATCAACTAATGCTTCATCATTAGCATCAGTATTAACAACATAAAGAATACCTGTTGTTGATGTTATTTGTGTAACAGCTATTACTTGATTATCTTTAGTACCAGAAGCCCCCACATAAATGCTATCTCCTGGAGATGGGACACCTCCTGCTAAATTATCATAAGGAACCCTGAGACAGCCAATTGATCTTGATCCTATTTCATGATACCTGTTACCTGCTACTCCAGCATTAGCAAGTGCCTTTACTAAACTTTGCAGATTATTTCCTACTGCTGTTTGTGTCACTGAAGTTGGATCAGTCATGAATGTTAAAGCCAAATTATCTCCATTAGGCTCATCTAATGTGATTGCGCCTGCTGGTGTAATTTGTAACACTACAGTTTTATCCTTTGACTTCAAACCTGATCTACTATTAAAATGATCAAGTTTTTCTGTAGCAATGTTTACCGTAAAATTCGGACAGTTCCCAAGATCACGTTCACCTTCATAAGAGCCATCTGGCATTTTCTTATCGAAGAAAAGCTTACCGCGTCCAAGGGAATAATTATTAGGATTTGGAGCATTTGACATTATTTTCCTCCTTTACTTAAGTGTATCATCTTCATACGTCATTTTAAAAATTACCTGCATACCCAGGACCCCTGGGATTCCTTGGTTGAACGGACCTATGGTTTGGCTCTCCTTAAACATTACACCTTGTAATAAAGTAGGGCCTCCATCAAAAGCATGTAGTATAACCTCCTTGCGTAATTCCTTAACCTTTACACTGGACATCTCCCAAACCTCCACAATAATATCTAATGATCGGATTAAAGGATATCCAGTATAAGTCCTGCTTACTTCTTTTATTATGTTATCTTCGCCTTCTTGTATAAGAAGACAGGGCATGTGCTTTTCAGTAACTTGAAAATCTATATTTCTTTTAAATAACTTTAATCCCATTAAAGTAAAAATAGGTTTTAACCTATTTTCCAATGCTTCTATTCCAAGTTCTCTGTTTTCCATTATTTTATAACCTTATCAACTATATCTGCTAATGTTGTCATAAATTTATCTATACTTTTATCATCCACAACCTTATTAACCACACCTCCTACTGCTTGGGATGAATATATTTTACCTTCAGAAAGAACAGTTTTAGGTCCAGGAGATTTCCAAGGTCTTTTTCCTGGAGTAGATCCCACTTCAATAGGAACAGCATAAGGAAGGGAATTGTTTATTTCCCCTTGATATGAATCTGATGTTTGTTTAAAATCCAATTGCCATGCAGCTCTTAAGGCTCCCTTATCTACCGGAGTATTTCTTTGTATATCAGTATGAGCATCTATTACAAATTTAGTCACAACAGATTTTGACATGCTTCTTAACTTTGGAATAATAGATCTTTCTAACTCTCTTCTAAATTTTTTAACTTCTTTGGTATCTATTATTTTGCTCATCCGTTAAATACCTTTTTACAGATTAATATCCACATAGCATCAGCAGGTAATAATTGAGGATGCACTACGTACCATACCTCTCCATTGTTTCTTGTTATCTTAGCCTTATTAGCTACTTCAAATGTAACTTGTTCAGCAGGTACATAAAACACTGTATCACCTGCCCTTATATTTTGTTCCTCTGATGTTATTCTTTCAGACATTCTTTGAGTTAGAGTACCTTTGATACATTGTAAATCATATGTTTGTACAGTCTCTGTTATTTCAAATGTAACAGGGTCCTGATGTTGAGTAGGTTCAGTAGTATAAGTTACTCTTTCAGCCACATCTCCAAAAGCTGTGACAATTGTAGTAGCTGCTTTTTGAAAGGTTTCCATCAATCCCATTTATTTACCTCCTCTTACTACTGAATTATCATAAGCAGACAATGTTCCATAGTCACTTAACATCTGTGCCACATATTCCGGGATTACATTTGGACGATCAAGCCTGTCTACTTCCATTTCAAGTACATCAGCTTTTATCCGTTTGATTCCTAAAGTATCGGGTTCAGCAGTTCTATCAGATTTTAAAAGCCACTTAGCAAATTCAGATGTGGCATTAACCAGAAACTGAGGAATGCTACTATCATCTATTTTTACATTATCCTGATTATACCATTGTGTTCTTGGAACTTTTAGAGATTGTGTATCTGAGGCTATTTTACCATCCCAATCCATTTGCTCATCTATAATCCTTGTGGCTGATATCAGTGCTCTTTTCTTGTTTGTGTCTGTAGCATTATCCCAATCAGATATATACAAACAAGTATTCATATAGGCATTGGCTTGATCTAAAGTTGCATAGCTATTAGCATCAGATGCTCCTGGAGTGGCTATAATTTCTACAGACATTTTTACCCTCTTATGATATCTTGGTTAATAGTAAATGTCTCATCACTTAAATCTATCTCATAATGTAATTCAGCACCCCATTCAAGCTGTAGAGCCATATAATAATCACCTGTATTCTGATCAGTATCTGTAGGATTTAAAACTATACTGACATATCCTAAACTGGGATCATTTATAGTTATTCCATTTCCTACTGATTTAGATATTATAGCAGAGGAGTCGGGGTCAGTTTTATTTTGCTTTACCATAAACAAAATAGATGTAGCTGAAGTCAGATTATCTAATAATTCCTTATTACCATCTCTAACAGCTATAGTCAATACAACTGAATTTCCTTTTTTTATTATCATAATTCCTCTTCTTTTTCTATCACTCCATTTAATTGATATTGAATCTCTACCGTTCCATTTAGTTCGTTAATCTGTTGTATTTCCCCTTGCAATGGATACTCTATTATCACGGATTCAATAGGTCCGATACTTTTTACCTTGGACTGAATGCCTTTAGTCATTATCCCTATACTTGCCATTATTGCCTCACTGTTCTATAGGATTGCATAACACCTGCAAGTTCAGTAGCTGATACAGTGAATTCCTCTATTACATCATTATCAGTTCCTACACTTGCAGGATTAGAATATATTCTAATCCTTGCTGAAGTCACTACTTCATTACTATATACTATTTGATCAATAGACATGTTTTCATATAAAGATACTACAGTTGGAACCATTGTAGTATTAACTATATTACTATCATAAAACACAGATAAATAATTAGGTTGATATCCATCTTTATCTATAATCACAGAATAAGAAGGAACTTGATAGGGAAAAGTATAATCAAATGGAGAATTAACAGTTTTCCATCCCGTACCATCTCCAGGATTAAATTGTATCTGAGGTAAATGATTTCCCCTTCTATCCATCACATTAAAAGTAACTTGATGAGCTGAAACAGTCACTGTTAAACTATCTTCGCTTGTAGCTCCTTCATTATCTTCAACCTGTAATCTCGTAGTGATAACACCAATATTACTATACAAATAAGTAAATGCCTGTACAGCCTCTAATAATGTAGCATATCCATTAATAGGAATCTCAGTCCATATATCTACTTCGCCATCAACCTTATATCTTGCTACATCAACTGTACCATCAGGATCATTAAAAGAAGCATCTGAAAATGGAGATATTGTGCCATGATCAAGTGTATTTTTATTACTGCCAGCATCCACTATAGGACTTAAATTAGATGTGTAAAGTATCTGTATTTCATCCAGTTGAATAGCTTGATTCCCATTACTAATAAAGAAAGTTTTAACCCATATATCTCCTACTGGAAAAAGATCTATGTTGATGTTTACTGTATTCTCATTGTTATAATTAGCTCCAGCAGAAACCCAAGCAGATCCATCAAAATACAACCAATCAGATCCATTGGAAGATAGTTGAAATCCTAAACTCCCTTCCAATACACCTGTTGTAACAGTGAAGCCATCCCATACATTAACTGTTCCTGATTCACCTGTAGTTTTATAAATGCTTGGCTCATCGTCACTGTAAAAGCTTTGTTCTGTTCCATTTCCAGCATTATATAAGTGAGCTATTTCATTTGTTGTCAATACTCTATCATATATAACTAATTCATCTATTTCTCCTCCCCAATGATTAGTTACATTATTTCTTGATCCAATAGAGCACGAATTAGAAACTAACATACTTTGTGTTAAATTATCATTATCAACAGTAACATCTCTCACAGTACCATCTACTGTAAAAACAATACCACTTGCTAATGAACTCCCATCATAAGTAACAACAGCATGATGCCAATTACCATCTCTAAATGTTTCATTTGTTGTTACAGATACAACATTGCCGGATAACCCACCTGCTAAATATAATCGCAATGCTGCACTTTTCATATCAAAGATCCATCCTTGAGCAGCTCCTATAGTATTAACTTTACTAATCAAAGTCATAGGTGTTTGTATTGTAGAGGATTTAAACCATATAGATATAGAAAAGGACTGATCTCTTTCAAAATTACAAATATTACCAAGATCAACTCTTTCATTTTGTGCTCTTACAAAAGATAAACAATTGTTTAATTTACCAGTAATCCAATTGGAATCATCCATGTTTTGAGTTGTTCCATTCCTATTATTACCTGAATCATCTGGAACAGTACTGCCAGAACTCTCATTAAAATGATAACGAGCATAGCAGTTTCTAAGATCCTCTATCAGGGAGGCAAATCCACCAGAAACTTCTATTTGATTATTGTCAAAATTATAGTTACCTGGAACATCAAAAGGTATCGAAAAAACCGCCATGCTCAAACTCCTTATTTGTTACCTGTTATCCATGATAAATATTTGCTCTTTTTACCAGATTTTTCAGCGCTCCGACCAACAGCGTATACACTACATACGCTTGTCCATGCCCACCAAAATTCTTCAGGCAAAACAAGCTGTGGTGTTTTTTCAGATGTATAAAATGTTAAGATTGGAAAAAGAACGTGTACTAAGAAAATGAAAAATAAACCAGCATACACAATGCTTGGTCTTGCTCGTTTAGTGTAATCATCTCCTTGTTGTAATTCAGCAACAATGATTTCTTTTTGTGCTGTTACTATTGTTGCTTCTCTTTGAGACAGCATTTTTTCAAGTTCAGCAGTAACTCTTAACTTTTCCTCTGGACTTGCTGCTTTAGGCCAAAATCTATCCATAATGGAATCAGCAAAGTCCTTTACACTTGAAATAGTCTGCCCAATGCCTGAAAAATCTTTAATATCAAGAGCCATAGTTGTTAATCCTTTTTTTCTATATCTTCTTTCTTTTCATCGATTTCTTCTTCTTTCTTTTCATCGTCTTTTTTTTCTTCTTTTTTTTCATTGGCATCATAAATTACCTTATCCGTTAATCCAAATTCATTCATAGATTCTTTAGCGGCATTATAGGCAATATCAAGTGTTTCACCTGCTGTTAGTTCCTTATCTTCCATAGCCACTTGAATTTCACTCATTACAGGCATTAATACTTGCATTACTTTTCCAACTACTTCAAACGTGTTCATCATTGTCTCCCTTCTTTTTAAATTTGTTTTCTAATAGTTCACCAATTAACTTCTTTAACTGTGCAAAAGCATCATTACCTTCCTCTTCCTCAATAACATACTTAGCATCAGCCATTTCCATTACTATATATCCATTTTCTGCTTTAGATATGGACATTGTTAAATTTATATTTTCCATGTTACTATCCTATCCATTTCTTAACATGTCTGCTATTCTTTCATAGCGTCTTGGCAAATCCCTTGCTGCTTTGGAATCAAGACATTCATTTGCAGCACTGATCCAGTCATTATTATGGATAGCAGCAATTAATTTTTTAAATCCTCTAAATCTAACAGGACCTAAATTAAATCTCATGTTAATTAATGCATGTTTACATTTTTTTGGAAAAATATCATATTCTACAAAAATAACTTTTAAATCCTTCTCACATTCCACGATATCATTTTGTAGAAGCATCATAGCTTCTTTTTTGCTGATCCCTTTTCCATCACTATCAATATTGCGCCCAATCCCTATAGTTAGTTTACCTGCTGGACATTTATACGCTTTTAATCTTAATCCCTCATCCTTAATCAATTCTTGTATAATTTCTTCCATCAGATAAACCTCCTTTATTATCTTAATTGACCTTGTTGTTTAGCAAGATCATTAATATAATTAGTTACTATTTTAGATTGAACAATAACTCTTACTCCACAACTTGGGCAATAATGCATGTTGTGCATTATTGGTTGCTGACAATTCAAACATATAAAACAATGACCGGAAAAAGATATTGCATGTGGTGATATAATATGCTGATCAGTTAATAACATAGAATTTTGATAACCTCCTACATTATTGTTATTCTGTTCAGGAACTATATCATGGATTGGACAAAGTGTATTTCTATACTCATCATTGCAATTACACAAATCATCCTCATGTGTATCAGAGTTATCCACTTTAGATTGATGTCGTTTTGGAGTTACTTTATCCATATTAATTCCTTTATCTGTTCAGAGAGATCCTGATTATCAGGATCTCTCTTATTTGCTTCATTAATAAAAATTCTTATTCAGATTCCACTTACTATGGGGAAAAGTTAATTGTTTTAATATTAGCAGAGTCAGTAAAGATAAATAAGTTAATTTCACTGACTCTGCATATTTACTCACTATTAACAGTTTCCTCAGAATCAGTTTCATCAGTTGTTGTATCTGCGACAACCGGAGGAGGTTCACATGGACCCTCAGTATCTCCATGAGCTAAGTGAATAGCAGCCTCTTCAGGGGATACAGTTATGGTTTCAGGTGTTCCAGAAGCATTACAACATACATCTACAGTTTCCGGTTCACATGCTCCTAATGTATCACCATGAGAAACGTGAATATCTGCTACAGCAGGATCACATTGAATGGTTTCACCATTACAGCATACTTCTACTTGTTCACAAGGACCCAAGGTATCACCATGATTATAATGTCCCGGTAAAGCGGAGCATGGAACTTCGAGAGTTTGTCCATTATGGCAAATCTCAATTTTTTCATCTCCGCCATTTCCTCCACCAGTATCATTATCTCCACAATTGTTAGTACAGTTAACAGTTACATTTACACCATCATCAGTAGAGCCTCCGTGACATCCGTGACGTCTACCGTTTCCGTTCCCATTATCGCCGTGATTATGGGAGTTTTGGGAACGTCCGCCGTTTCAAGGATGATGGGGATGACAAGGACGACAACAGCCCGTAGTACATCCACAAGCTACCTGAGTTTTAAGAGCCGTCAACTCTGCATTAGCAGCATTCAATTGACGTTCAATGTTTCTACTCTCAACAGCCTTGATTTCAGCAAGGATCTGTGATTTATCTTCACAAGCTTGACGTTCAACAGCAGCAAACTTCAAATTGTTTCCTGCTTCAAGAGCCAAGATTTGTTTTTGAGTTTCACAACAACATTCTTGATTTCTAAGCTGTGCCTCAAGATTAAGAACTTTATTGTCACAGCAGCAATCAGCAAGTTGTTGACGAATATCAGCATTATCACGCAAAGCATTAATTTGCTGTGCATCCAGTTTATCAGCAGTTCTCAATTCTGCACGAAATTGACCATCACGAAGATCAGTGAATTGGCGATCTCTGGTAGCATTTTCAAAAGCTTGGAGAGTGCCAATATTTCCAGCTTGGATCATATCACGAGTACAGTCTGCTTGATTTTCAATCTGTTGTGCATTACGATTCAAGCGAACAGCATTAGCAGAAGGAGAAGCCCAAGGACCAAATCCTCCACCTCCCCAACCACCTCCCCAAGCACCTCCACCACCTCCATAACCATAACCACCACGTCCATAACCTCCAGCAAGAAGCCCACCAACAGCAATTTCAGTTGCATTTAAACTTGAAGTATTATCCATTTGATTACCTCCCGATTGATTATTATAATTCGAATTATTAGGATTATTAGGATTAGTATAAGCTTTTGGACTAATGGGAGGATTATTCATCCCATGTCCATGATTCATCTTATCATTTGTAGTAGCCATTTTCAGTTCAACTCCAATAATCGGTTTATGGTAAAGTACTTTAATCAGTATACCGACATTTGTTTTTTATTTGTCCATTGGTATCACCTCCTTTCCTATACAATTTTATATCATGTTTTTAATGCTGGATATATAAGGAGTGGCTTGTGTAGCCAAATATGATTCTCCCAATTCTTCAATTAAACTATCAACTTTATCAAAATACTCAAAATGACGTTGTTCATCCTTTAACAACTTTTCAAATATTTCAGCAGAAATAGAATCCATATTCTCTCTGCATGTTACTAAATATTCATTATAACTTTCTATGGCTTTCTTTTCTACTTCAGCATCAAACTCAAATATACAGCATGGTTTTTCATGTTTTTCTATTCTATCAAAATCATAAAAATCTGTTGGTTCACATAGTAGATTTTTAATTCTGTTAGCTATCATATCAGCGTGATGCATTTCCTCTATAGCTATTTCCTTAACTTGTTCAGCAAGTTTACTATATCCAATAAATTCTAATTGAGTATGATGTTTTAAATATTGATTAATGGAATATAATTCTTTACTACGTGCTAAATTTAAAACATGCACTACAGGATCTATCAAGCAGCTTTCCTCCCTGCCTTCTTCCTGATCTTCTATTTTTTCATTTTCCATATCATTCATTTGAAAGGCTCCTTTTCTTGTAACTCATCTCAACAAAGCACCCACAGCTACTTCAGTTGCTCCTATAGAAGCGCTCTCATCATATCCTGAATTATCATGAGTTCTATAATGATGATGGGTGTCATTATCTTCAAAAGCCTTTTCAAGTACAAAATTAAATGGATGATCCGCCATTTCCATAGCTGAATTCCAATTTAATATTTGCACCGCTCTTTCCATAATCTTTCTTTGTCCATCAAGAATATTCCATACATCTCTGTATGTAATATTTTCATGGGTACTTAAATGTTTAACATATTCTCTTGCCATATACTCCACATCATGATATCCAAGTTTTCTTGGATTCATTATCCATTCTTGTAAAACAGTATCACAGCTCATAACATTCTCCTTTCCATTTCAGGTTACTGATGATCATCTGTAAATCGCTCTCCGTGTCTAACAAGTATATTATCATCTTTATCTGCTGCTTTAACCAGAACAGTTATCTCAGTATACAAATCTATCAACTTTTCAGGTCCATCTTTTGGAAAAACTAAATGCATGAATATATTATTTTCTGCCAATACTTTTAATACGATATTTTTAACAGCTACACAAAAATAAGTATTAACATTTTTTATTCTCATAAAATTAAAAGTGATTCTTGGGTTTTCTGATTTTCTTTGTTTATCTATTATGTCAAGCATATGTTTAGTTAATTCTTCAGTATCTTGACATAAACATATATCATCAAAATTACATGATACTGAGATTTCCCAAGGTGCTTTCCCATTCAATACCTTATCTAAATCACTTGTTGGTAATTTCTCTTTCTGTGTCTTTTTTATTATATCAGGAATTTTTTTAAAAAAATAATTAACAATAAAAAACACAAAAATAACAATTATACTCTGTACAATACCTAAAAATGATCCCCCATCTTTACCAGAGAAAATCTTAAATATCGATAAAAATTGGGTGAATTCCATATTAAATCCTAACCGTCGTTACTGCTACGTTTTTTAATTCTATATTTCAACTTTCTGCTGTAATAACCAATTGATCGCTTCATGTAGTGTCTGTACTTAATAAATATAGAAAATAATCCAGAAAATAATATTGTTATTAATACTAAAGAAAATAATTTTAATGTCATTTGGATGATTGAATTTGCATACTGTTTCTGATTGTCCTTTATATTTTCTGCTCTATAAAATAAACATAAATATCCCCATTGTTTGTTATTAATTTTAATAGGCGAATAAGCTACATAATAAGGTTCTGAAGACATGCTATCTGTGTACTGAAAATATCTGTTTCTATTATGTGTTATCTCACCAATAAGTCTAAATTGAAAAGTTAATCTACGAGTTACTTTTATTTGCTGATCCCCTTCTATCGTATAAGATAAAGGACTATCCTGTTTAGTGATAAGCCAAGGAAGATGGCCATCTTCCCTTAAAATATAAAGACCATGAATATGTTTTTGTTTAATAGATATATCCATAAATCGTTTAACAAGTCTATCCAAAATTACATTATCTACATAACTAATGGAATGTCTGTTTAGATCATAATTACGTAATAAGGATAAATCATTATATGGATATTGCTGAAACAAAGTATAATAATCAGTGCTATCTGCTTTTCTATATCTACTATCAAACATATTTACAAAAGTATATCTGCTGGAAAAAGCCCATTGGGTAAGATAGGAACTTTGAGTATCTGCTTGTGCTTTTTTTGACTGGTGATACATTTGTAACATATTATTCTCATGTATAGTAAAAGCCGGAATACTCATTATAAATAAAAGAATAAGTAAATATAAAAATATTCTGTTATGTTCATAAAATTCTAATGCTACATAAGATAGTTTTTTTAAGAAACTATCTTTATATTTTTTATTATCTGCTATATCCATTTTAATAATATTCTTTAACTTCCCAACTTACATAATGGGTGAAAGATTTATCGCTGTTTTCAAATATCACTGTCAATGTTTGTGGATCAGTTAAACTTAAAAAACATCTTCCTCTATCTGATTTACTTTGAGGAGGATCGCATATTGTGCCAAGTAATCTAACACTTGCTTTATTGCCAACATTATTTATAGTGACAGTGATTGTTTTCTTATTTGTCGCTATAACAGTGCCTCTTTGAACACTTTTAATTCCACTATTCCTATAGGTCATAATTAAACACTATATCAGCCTCTTGTTGGGTAATGATATTGCTTCCAAGCAAATAACCGATACCTTGTGTTATTAAAGGATCTTTAACATCTATTTCTGTAGCCATATTATATTGCATCATAAAGTTTTCTACCATCACATCTGTTTTAGCAGCAGCAAGAAGTTTAACTTGGCTATCTATACTGAACATATTCCAAAATTCTAACTTAGATACTATAACAGAAGAATCATTTTGTACGGGGATAAAAGTAGAGGTCTCTCTATCATATTTAGTCCCAATCAGTTCCAAATTATAAGTATCTATATGAAGAATATTGTCCCCTTCAAGTTTATCTGGATTCTCTGTTATTGCTTTCACAATATCATCTTCATCTAATTGCACATGATAATATGGCATTATATGCCCTCCATTTGTAAAACATTATTTGCTTCTTCCTCTGTAATTATACCGTTATCTCTTAAATAGGTGATACCTTGTGTTATTAAAGGATCTTTAACATCTATTTCTGTAGCCATATTATATTGCATCATAAAGTTTTCTACCATCACATCTGTTTTAGCTGCGTCTAATACATTGACTTGACTTTGGGTAGAAAACATATTCCAAAATTCTAACTTAGATACTATAATTGAAATATCTGCTATGTCCTGTTGAATAGTAACTTCTTCTTCACTTTCTAAACCTGATTCATTAAAAATTCTTATTTTAGTCATTTTAACCTCTTAAATATATAACTGGATAATTTGGGCCTAAAATAGCTGGTGTTGCTGTAGCTGGTAAAGATGTATTTATTTCTCCGAATGCATCTAAAAGCGAATAATAAGCAGAAGATACAGCTCTAAGAGATGATAAACCATTATTATATAAAATAGAATGTGAACTGGATGTATATGTAGCTGATGTTGTTGCTCCATATATAATAACTACTGTTGACGAAAGACGACATGCTAACCAGTACAGTGTTCCTTTAGTTAATTGCTGTGATATTGTAGATATATTTAATGCTGCTGTTGCTCCTACTGTTATTTGTGGAGCAGACAATAAACGTGTTCCAGGTAAGTTATTTGATGCATTATTATATATCCCTACATCTATTGTTACTCCTTCATAACTTGTATTAGTATTAGCTATTACTATTCCTGTAAATATATGTGTTATTATTGGAATAAAAGGCACATAATAAATATAACCTGCTGTGATTTGTGTTCCTGCTGCAACTCTTGCAGGTATTATTGAAGGAGGATAAAACAGATTAGATTGATAACCATTAAATTCTAAAGGCTGTTTATAATAGGAATCAAAATTTTTATCTTTCAAATAAGTCATGAAACAGTCCTTTCTATAAAATTAACCATTTCGTTCCAGTTGGAAAAATTGTATAGTTTTCATCAGGCCCTACTGTTATAGAGGTTTCCCCATCTATTTCTTCTGATGAATTGCCATCAATAGTTATATTGCCTGAACTCGTGTTTTTAATATCATAATTTTTCTTTGCTGCTGTAGATACAGCATGTAAAGTAATAGTGACTCCGGATGCTGTTACTTCTATCACATCATTAGAATCTGAAATAGTTTGATTGGAGGAATAAGAATTATAGGCTCTTGAGGGAACATCTCCACCACCACCTAAATCTGCCCATGCTCCATTTTGGTATCCTCTGAAAGTATGGGATGTGGAGTTGTAATACCACATCCCATTTCTCGGATTACCTGTACCATTACTATTACTGTCCCATTTATTGCCTCTAATAAAAGTTAGGCAAGCAGCATCATTAGCATTTTCGCCACAATAATTATGTTGTCGGTACGGTAAAGTTAAAGACATTGCTATCTCCTGTTTACATTACAACCCATCCACTATTAGTTCCATCTATATTATAATACCCTATATCGTTAGTTGTATCGAAACAGAAATCTCCAATAGCTCCCGAAACCACACCATTTGGATTTCCTGCATTTGTGGACCTGCCTGATGGATTTCTTGTGTTTAATTCTGTTAATGCTGTCTCTACATCAGTAGCGTTATTTAAGTTGGTCTTACTATCTGTACCAACTAATGAAGCGCCCTCACTACCACCTGTAGTACTTCCTATTTCACTTTCTGTGTAATATCTATCATCATGGGTATGTAAAGCAGTATCACCACCACCAGTCAATCCTGTAGATTGGGCAGATGTTAAATGATAATACTCATTAGTAGTTCCACCTTGCAATCCTGATGTAGCGTTATGCTCTGTTGATGCTGCCCATTCTCCCCATGAAGCGCCATCGAACACATAAAATTTATTATCGGTTTCATTACGTGTTGTGGTTCCTTCATCTGGAACAGTTTCAACCCATGATGTGCCATTCCATTCATAAATATAATTATCTGTCCATCCATTTGCTGTAGCTGTAGAAATATATCTATCGCCTACAGAGGGTCCAGGAGGAGTGCTTGCAGTTGGATCATAAAAATCAATTACTGATTCTTGCCAATCTTTTCCTTGATCCACATATTCTTTTGTTGCTGCATCTGTGGCATTTGTTGGATAAGCTACATTGGTCAATGCAAATCCACCCATTGACTGATCACCAGTGAAATCCCTTGTTCCATCTACAAGAGTATATTGTAAATGGTTATCATCTAAATCTCTATCTGTAAGATTATTATGAACAAGAGTTCCTTGAGTGAGTTGTGTCCATGATCCATTAGCATATACTTTTAAAACATTCAATGTGGTATCATAAAACAACATACCATTTTGAGGATCACCAGTACCATCATTAGTACTATCCCACTTGTTAGCCTGAATAAAAGTCAATGCTGCTGATTCAGTTGCTATCTCACCTAAATAATGATGTTGCCGATACGGAGCTGTTAAAGCCATTAGTTTTCTCCTTTTTAATAATTAATTAAATAACAAACCACGAGTTCTGACCTGCTAACCTGCATTTATAAAAAATTCCATTTTCTGTGTCTAAATAAGTCTGATTTTCTATACCTGCAACAATACCATTAGGATTACCAGCTCCACTCAAATCATCAGGTACATAAGGTTCTGCATTCTCCAAACTGCCTATTACCGTTATTGCATTATCTTCAATGCTTTGTCTTGTTACTGCATCAACAAACATATTACTGATAGTAAGGGTTCCTCCATCAACAGTACAATTATAAAAACCTTTTGGAGGATAATAATTTACTTGGGATGCAGTTATACCACCTTGTATTTGGCATTCAATAAATCTTCCAACTCCAGTAGCTGTAATTAATCCATCAAATTCTGTTGATCTTGCTATGTTTATATTTACATTTGGAAGATTAAAAGATCTATCAAAGAAACATTTTTCTATTTGTATATTATGAACTGATCCAAGCTCACTGGCATTAGCAAGTACATCTCCCTGAACCTTAACACCACATAGATAGGTTTCATGAGAAGTGGTATTTCCATCTTCATGATTAAAATTTAAATCTCCAGAAATAATCATGTTACCTGTACCATATGCTGCATGAGTACTGGATGTTTCCCCGCTTACTCCTTTGATATTAAAGGCAGGTCTTGAAGGGGCTTCTGCTGGTTCACCTGTAGCTGTGTTATTTACTGTCACACTTCTTGGAATAGTAGAATTGTAGATATCTGAAGCACCATCACCTATAATCACTGTTCCATAGCATAAAAATGTTATCATTCTTTGTTTAGGAATAATCACATTTTCATCATATTGTCCTGCTTTGATATGTATAGTTATTTTTTGACGTGCATCAGCGCTATCTACAGGAGGTCCTATGGCGTTTAAACAATCCTGAATGCTTGAGTATGGATTATAAAAAGAACCATCAGGATTAGCCACTACAGCTTCAAAATTAACGAAATAATCCTTTGTTCCAAAATATGGCTCATCATTCTCTACAATATAGCCATCATTACTTGATAAATCTGAATTAGTTAATACCTGTTCTTCTTTGTTTGCTGGATCATATACGGCTTTTGTCATATCTCCAGCACCACCACCTGATGTGACATTAACCCATACAGCAGCACCAGTTGTATTATCCGCTAAGATATAAACAATATCAGTATCAGTATTAACCCATACAGTACCAATCAATAAATTAACACCAATACCTCCAGTATTCACAGCATCATCATTTACTCCTGGATCTCTATTTGTTGAGATCCTTTGAGCCATATTGGTATGATTACCTGTGCCATAAACACCAGCATCTAAATTAGTTAATCCAAGATGATCAGATGTCCCTGTACCACCTTGAGCTATATTAACCCATCTTGCGTTCCCTGGAGTATTATTTACTAAACAATACGGAATTTCTGTTACTTCATCTACCCAAATAGATCCTAATTGATATCCGGAATCCTCACTTCCTGGAGAACCCTCCCTTTGTATAGTAGGATCGCTTATTATTGGTGGAAAGATTGAAGTCATGATATTCTCCTACATTGATAAGACCATATTAACAGAGCCACCAGCATAATTTTCAACAACAGCTCTTACATATGAAAAATTAATATAAAGCCCTTCACATATATTGGAGGTCCATTTACCTCCACTAACCTTACACCATTGAGCTTCTGATGGATCACCATCAGTTATGGTCCCTTCAAGAACTACAGTTGTGCCTCCTTGTAATCCCCATATTTGCATTGGTATAGGAGCATTTCGTGTTCTGTTTATCTTTATAGGTTCCCCTGTTATATTTTCAGTAACATCTTTTAATAATGTTTCTATATTCATCTAATTAATCCCTTAATGCAGTGTTTATTTTTTATTGCTCTGTCTTTTTATGGCATGTCCTTGAATAGCAGCCTTCTTCTTTGCTTTTTTTCTCGAACTATCGCTGCCAGTTTTGTAATAGTATTTCTTTCCTGAACCCCATCTATAAAATGATCCTTTACTGTCTTTTCCTCTTCTGACTGGCATCTGCAAATTTCCTCTAATTTTTGTATGATAAAAGCGATCCAAAAAGCTATTCCCCATGAAAACAAGAAGCTGCTCAATGACATTAATAATATACAAGCAAATAATTTTTTCTTTATTTCTTTTAAAGAGAACAAATTAATCACCTCATTATTAAATATTGATAGATTATCGCTTCTTGATATTAACTTTTCTTTTCATTCCTTTAATATTTATAGATGGAAATTTTTTATGTACTGCTTTTCTTACTTTTGCTTTTTCTGATGATGTGCCAAATTGAGCTACTCTTGCTAAGGCATTACGAGCATGGGATATATCTTGAATTGGGTATTTGCGTTGTTTAGGAAGTGCGAAAGAACTTGACTTCATCCTTTTTCGTTTGTTGTATCTTAAGACAGCCATTCTTCATCTCCTTCAAAAGCATAACATTCGTAGTCAAGGGCAGAGTATAATTCACTATGTATATCAGCAATTAAAAATTCAACATCATTAAAGTACTTAGAAGGAAAATAAATAAGGGGGATGTTTTTATCTTTTTTATTAAGTAATCTATAAACATGCATAAATCCCCCTATTACAATGTGATTATTATATCATTGTTTTTTAGCTCTTTTTTGCCTTACAGGTCTTTTAGGTACGGGTTCCTGAATCACTACTGTATCTTCTTCAACTTCATCTTCATTATCTTCTTCAACTTCATCTTCATCAGTAATATGTAAAGTTACTAATCCCGCATCAAGTTGTTCCCTTGCGTCTATAGGATGCAATAATATTTTTTTCTTTGTTTTTTTATCTAACACAGCTATCATTGGTTTCCTCCATTAATATTACATAGGGGGAAAGAATCCCCCTATATCGTTATTTTCTTATTTGCTAAGATATATCAGATTATTGATACCTGTTGCTACTGTACCAGCAACAACAGTATAAGCTCTAAGATACCTGTAAGTAGTATCATTAAGAAAATTATTAAATGGAAGATTATATATGCCCACACCTACATCAGCATCACCAACAAGCTGAGTAGCATCCCCCATTTCAAAGGCCACAATATCAACAATATCATTGCCTGTAAATCCTTCAGTATTGGTTCCTTGAAGTTTTACAGTATATTTCTCATCACCAGTATCAACTTCACAGGCTTGGCAATTAATAACCATAACCCCTTCTGTGAAACCTCCACCAGTATCAAATTCCTTTGCTGAACCATCTACTTTTCCAGCACCACTTGATGTGATAAGACCTTCATTATTTAACAGTCCTTCGACATCATATATCTTTTGTCTGTTACCCATCATGATTATATGTCCTCCTGATGTATTTAAATTTTTAAATTTTTAAATATGAATAATATTATGAATAAAAACTATTTAACTACTTCAGCGTTCTTGATGCCCCAAAGTCGTGCAGCAGCACGATAACGCATAATAGCAAGGGTAAAGTACCATTTAATTCTGGTACGATATACAGGTGAATTCGGGATTTCGCCGAGATCTTTTACTTGCATATCCCCATTCTGTAGACCAACTACACCATTTTCAGTGAAAGACACACAGTAAATGGAGGATGATGCAGCAGAACCACCTCCAGGTTGAGTCTCAGTAAATGGCATAATATCACTGTAGTTTTCATCCTTATCAGCTATAAGAATTGGAAGATCATTGTATTTGGTTATTTGTCTTCCAAATGCATCAGTATCATAGGTAATATAACCACCTACATCTGTGTTTCTTGCAGCAGCAGTGATACGTCTACGTAAAGTTTTATTCATAACAAGATGTGTGGGGTCTTCTACGGAGTCAATAAGCTCATCAAGTTTAATTAAAGATAAGGCATCTCCACCTGATGAACTGCCAGCAGGAATGATAGTAGGCATAGCAGTATCATTACATCTAACTTGCAGACCATCAAATTCCTTTGGATCACTGCTAACATCTCCCTTAATGATCTTTTTTGTCATTTTAAGAGACAATGCTTTAATCTGTAGTTCTTCCTGATCAGACCGGATATCACCTCCACCAGTCTCAACAAGAAAATCATCTACATCAAGTTCACCACCTGAAGCAGTTAAACTCTCAGTGATCTTACTGAACTGACCTGTTCCTCTTGGAAGAGGCTCATTGATTCCACGAAATCCCACATTAGGCAGGACTTTCTCTCTAAGGAAGGTGATGGCATTCCCATCAATATTCTTAATGGGAATAGACATCATGATATCAGAATTTCTTGCGTACAATTCCATTACAGCGGACTCGACTTGCATGTCTCGTCCCAATGCCATTTTTGACATTTCAACTAATGTTAACATTATAAAACCTCCTATTGATGTTTTAAGTTTAAGTTATTAATTATAAATTATCAATTAATAGCTCACCGAGCTTAGTCCGCCCTACACCGCAAGGAGGTATCTTATACTACTGGATGTTAACTATTTACTTTTTGCTGCCCTTGCTCTCCTAATGCGTTCACCTGGAGATAATTTACCCCATTCTACTTTTTCGCCTTTACCATGAGATCGGTTCCCCTCAGATCCAGATCCTTCAGATGGTGTGAAAAAATATGGTTTTTCATGAGGTAAATTAGATGCCCATTCCTCAATGGATAAAGGAGATGCTCCATCTTTGCCCGGAATCACATGCCCGTTTGCATCCAAAGCAACTGGTTTCATATCCTCATTCATTGTGAATACTGTTGAACCATATCTAATGACATCGTCCATTGCACCTTGAGCAACATTAGCAACAGCTAACACATGCTTTTGTACTTGGTTATCTATTCTTTCCCTTGCTAATTCATTTGTCAGTTTACCTATACTACTATCTCTTTCAGATACAGATTCCTGAAATGCTTTAATTTGATTATCGTAATCGCCACGCATCCGTTCAGTACGTGATGCTACTAATTCATCAATAGCATTATCATCATACATCTTATTTTCGTTAAATAGTTTTTCTTTGGAAAGCAGTTCTTTGTATTTTTCAGGATCAATATTTTTGATCTTTTCAAGAGACATTTTCAAATTGTCTCTTTCTTTCATGATCTCTATATTGTTATTCCTAAACTCCTTAACCTTTTCCTGCATTGATTGTAGTTCAGGCAATCCTTGAACTTGTAAATAATACTTTCCGTCTTCATCATTTTTCTTGTAACTGGATTGAATCGCCTCCGGCAATTCTTCGATTGTGTCTAAAACTAATTTAAGCATAAAATAGAACCTCCGGTTCTTTTTAATAAGGTGTGATAAGTTAAAAATATCTCTATTATTTATTGGTTAAGTGATACATTATAAAAAGTCAATAATTTTCTAAGGAGGCTTTAAAATAACAAAGATAAATTGCATTTTTCTATGTCCTCCTCTCTGTTTTTTATTATTTGATTAATTACTGTAATAGCCTTTTCATATCTACTGATATCATGTTTTATTTTTACATACTGAACTAATATATGAGCATCTTCAATACTTCTTTTATCAAATACACTTAAATCTGTCATACTAAACCTTTTGCTTTATTATATAGTTCTGGAAATGCTGATTTTAAAACATATCTTCCATAACGATCTTTAACTACAGCGCCATTCTTAATCATCTTATCTAATGTGGGTTTAAATGTCTTATCTTTAATATTCCAAGATGCCTTTTTAATCTGATTTTCTGTGAGAGGTTTATTTGCTAATTCTATTTGTAATCTATTACTCTGTGCTTGTGCAAGAAACTTTTTATTATTCATCTCAACTAATGTTAATGGTCTTCCATCCTGTTTTATCATTTGAGATGTGCTTATCTTATTTTGCTTCCATAATTTATATCTACCTGGACCAAGTATTTCAATCTGCTTTGATTTGGGTAAACTCTGTAACCATTTATCAGTTGTTTCAAATCGCTTGGTATCTAATTTAGTTTCTTTACCTTTTAACTGATCAAGCTTTCTCCCATACTTTCTCTCCAATCCAGCATCAGCAACTAATTGTTCATATGATTTAGTAATGGGAACTTTTATAGTACGACAATTATGAACTATACAATTCTCTGCAATATAAGTTTCATCTTCATCAACAGCAAGATTATATACTTGAATTTCCTTAACTTTTTTCTCTTCAATTGATAATATCTTAGAAACTTTCCAACAAGAAGGAGGATCAATATGGATAAAAGATTTCTTAAAGATCTTATTACGAAAGAACATTTTGATAGAGGAAAATCTATCCGAGAAATAGCCAGAAACCTCTCTGTTTCTCCTGATAAAATCTACTATTATTGTAAAAAATTTGGAATCAAATACCGATCTCAAAGAGAAGCTTCGAGTATTGCTCTGACTAAAACAAGAGCCACAACTCCCCATCCAAGACTTGGCAAAACTAAAGAAACTTGTTCCGTTATCGCATCCCACAGCAAAAGAATGTCTGAAAATAATCCTTCTCAAAGAAAACACATTAGAGAAAAAATGTCCAAATCGTTGAGTGAACATCTTAGAAATAATCCCACTAAATACGAAAATAAAATTATTGAATTTCTTGGAGATTATAGAAATTATATCTTTCAATATCCCATTGGCATATACATTGCTGATTTTGCCTTTCCAAAACATAAAATTATTCTGGAAATTGATGGGAAAAGTCATATGAATCGGAATCGAAAAAGACGTGATATCATAAGAGACAGGAGCCTCATCGATCTCGAATGGATAATCATTAGGTATCTTGAGCCTAAAAAGGGTAGAATCTTTCATGCTAAAAGAATCTTTCGTATACTGGAATACTTTATCCCCGACTTGAACATCTCCAAACGTCTTCCAGCCCCTAAAAAATGTGAGTATGGGGTGCTCATACGTTCCGCTCAATATCCTACCGGAATCCGTGTTAAAAATCCTGATCATCTTGTTTCTTATGGTTTTTGACATAGTAGAATAGACATATTTAAATTGACCAGTATGCGTTAAAACTCTATCTCCGACTTTAACATCTTCTATTGGTATTTCTCCTTTACTGGTCAATATTTTAGTACCCTTAACCAATGCATTCCAATGGAATGGAGGACCTCCTGCTACTGGATATGGAATATTATGTCCTATAGGTTGATAATCTAATGTGTATTTACGGCCATGAAGACCTTGACATAATCTTGTTGTGCGTCTATCAAGAATAGCTACTATCTCCCATCCATTAAATATATCTTGATGTTCTTTGTATACTTGATCATTAGCTTGATTACTAACAGTCAATACAGATGTTCTAACAAGGGCTTCAGCTTGTCTTCTTGGGATATCTAATATACCTGGACGTCCTTTAGTTCCTTTGATTCTTGTAATGAGTTCTCCAACTGTTTCCCTCTGAATAATTCCTATTTGCATTTCTCTTGTTGCTTCTTGGAACATTCTCTTAACTGCATCACTGGTATTATCTTTTTGCTTTTTCCACCAATCCTTTACAAGTCCACCATCTATCAGAGTATTGTTAACAACAGAGTTCAATAAATTTTTAGATATCTTAACTGAAAATACATCCATCACAGTTGTATTTAATAAAGCTGCTGTGCGTTGATAATTATAATCAGCTATATCTTTTAAAGAGCTATTAGTTTCTTTACTGATTTCTTTATAGTGTTCACTTAATATTCTATCAACTTCTATCTGTAGTTTTTCAAGTCGTTGTTTTTTATACCGTGATGCTTTTGGAGCTGTTGGATCTATCCTTGCTGTTTTATCTATGATATCTTTTTCAGCATCTTTTAATAGATCATAAACCTTTCTATTTAAATTAGCAGCAAGCCTTTCATTGATTATATGTTTAATCAATAACTCATCAGCCAATGTGACATTTACATTTATACTCATTATTCTTCCTCATTAAGAATATCTTCAGGAACATCTTCCTCATCAGGCAATATAGTTTCTTCCTGTTCTTTAAATCTTGTATCAGCATCACTTTCTATCAGTTCTTTCTCTTCTTCAATTGTGCGGTTATCTGGAAGCACTTCACCTTCTTTAAGTGAATATAGGAAAGTATCTTGACTTATCTCACCTGCCTGTAATGTTTTTAATAATTCTGATATCATTTGAGGACTCATAGACTTATCAATAAAATCAGAGTTCATTTCCACAGAGGCTTGTTGATCTTTTATCATTAACCAATTAGAACAATATTCAAGCACTTTTACCATTCCTTGGCTTATGCTCTGTGTGATATCTACTAATGTAGCTGTTTCTCCGCTTGTTCTTATTTTTAATGTCTCTGCTGCTTCTGCTGCTTTCTTTTGTTCTTCAAGGAGCCTTGCTCCTAATACAGCCATTTTCCTTTCCATGTTTTCCATCTCATTGGAGATGGCTCCCATACCTTGACCTGTAAACTCGAGCATTCCTACCTTAGCATTACTATCTTTATTTCTAATTGATTTTCCAGGACCAACAGCTATCTTTTTACCTTCTTGGAAACCTAAAAGATAAATAGTAGGTAATGCACAGTAATGAAGACCACTTCTATAATCTACATCAGTTCGCCAGTGAGCTATATTTAGAAACATAAGATCAAGCAATGGAGGCTTATCAACATTCATTGTATTAGCATTAGGACCAAAACAAACAAATGGGATATAATTTAGTCTTTTTCCATTAATATTAGGATATGCTGTTAACTTTCCAGGAACAACATCTACACGAACCCAAGCCTCTTCACTACTGCCTGTTTTGCTATCTAAAACAATTAGTTTCTTTTCCCATAGTTGTGTTACAAGATATCCATGTTCATCAAGATATAACTGTCTTACCCTCTCAACAGGTTCAAAACTATAAAGAGCATCATTACTTGGAATATATGCTGTTTCTTTTAATGTTAAATAGGTAAGTTTAAGTTGACCATCAATTATACTTGTATTCCAATTTAATATCGATAAAGCATCATATTCAGAAAGAAATGGCATTTTAGTTTCTTGTGAATAATCACAATATATACCATATCTACCATAAGCTAAAAGATTATATACAGTGTTTCTTATAACTGCATCAAATGTAAGTCCTTGCTGTGTAGACTGTTGGAGAAAAGGATTCATGCGTTCAGATACTTCTATAATCGGAGGCTTCCTCATTATAGCACCAGTAAAACCAGATACTGTTCTTGAAGTAGCACCATAAAAAGAACCTCTACTGATATAAGTGAAATATTCTTCATCTTTTTGATCATCTAATTTAGGAACAAACCTTGTCCCCTTACTTTTCATTACTCGTTCGCCATCTATGACATATGTCATATCTAACCAATCATCTTCTCTATCTTGATACTCATTATGGACATTATCCATAGTTAAATTTTCCATGAATCCCTTTCTCCTCTTATTTTTTAATCTTCATTGCTTATTGTGATAGTAACTCTGCCAGATGGAACACTAATGATTACATCTGGTGTATTATCTAATGGAATGTTAGGTGGTACTACATAAGTAACCATATTAGATTTTAAACCTGCCCCATCACTATTATATGCAGCAACTCTAAAATCATATGATACTCCATATTGAAGGTTTAAATCAGTATTCAATGGATACTTAACTACATTATCTATTTTCTTGCTGTAATTATCTTCATGACCTGTTCTTGTATAATAAATGATATATCCTATTATACTTTCTTGATTGCTTTCAGGAGGGTCCCAACAGAGATAAGCTGTAGCATTAGCATCATTCAGAAATAGAGCAACTACAAGAGCATTCACAATCATCAGCTTTTTCATTATCTTTTCCTTTCTCTTTGCATTTACAATCAGTACATTTACATTTCTTTTTCGGCATCAACATTTCTTTTAATTGATTTAGTTTGTTCATCTCCTTTTGTGGCAACTGAAAAAATCCCACTTTGTCCTCCTTTAAATTTAGTAGCAGCAGTGTAAATAAAATCCATCTTCCTTTCCAGTACATTTAGTTTATGCATAATATCATCTGCATCAATACTCCGGCCATTATCCACTGTATTACCTCCATACTCTCTTATATCGTTCGAAGTTCCATTTATTCAAAAACAACTCAGCAGCCTTTCTTCCAGAATTGTACAGCATACATATTCTATCAGGTTTAATATCAAATTCAGTTGTGCCTACATCATATGTATCTATTTCTATTGTTCTTGCCCAATCATTGGACCCAATATCTTTATCGATAGATGCCTCAAACATTGTATTTAATATAGCCAATCCAAAGGTTACAGGACCATCTATTTGATTAGGCTTACCATTACCATTACCAACAAGCCTAAAACCAAATGTCGGCCATCTTGGAGATTGTGGAGAATCAAATAACCATACTGGATAATTGCTTGCTATTGCTCCATCAACTATATAGTTATCATTTATAATGACAGGTTCAAAGAAATAGGGAATAGACATGGACATTCTTACAGCCTTAGCAACTGATAATTTATCAGGTTGTATTCCATAATAAACACTATCTTGTGGCAATATCACTCTTCTTTGTGCTGTTATATCAGTTGCTATGCACTGGAATCTGTAATCCTCCCCATTCTTTAAATCAGCAAATGTATGTATTCCCTTATCTGCTAACTTATCTTTTATCCATTGCTCAAAGAACTCTCCTTCATATATCCCCTTATCAAATACTAAACTAACAAATGGTCCTATCAATGGGAGCTTATCCATAGTAGACTTATCTCTGAACTCATCATATGGTATGTTACAGATTATATCACTGAGTTCTTTGCCTGAATATCCAGATGCTAAAAGAGATGCTATGATAGCTCCAGCAGAAGTGCCAGCTACATTATTAAAATAATATCCCCTGCTTTCCAGATAATGAACAGCACCAGTAAAAGCTATTCCTCTAACTCCACCACCTTCAAATACAGCATCACATTTTTTATTTTGGATTTTCATATCACACCTAACTTTTAATCTATTTCAATATATTTTCTACCATCAGATAATAGCAGAGTGTTTAAAGCAATATATGGATCTTCAAAATCATTATCACATTTTAATTTTATAATAGTATCATCAGATAAATCTTTTATGTACTCTTTTAATTGCTTAATGCACTTAATCTTAGTAGGTGTGATTGCCTTGTTATCTATACTCTGTACAGCATTACACATGAGATTCATCATATCTTTTGGATCTTTGATACCTGTAGCTACCATTTTTATATTCCTCATTGTTTGTATTTTGATGTTAAGGGATCTTTTGTATTTTTTCAATTAATAAATTATTTGTCTTTTCTTATTATGTCAAAGTAACTAAAAAAGTCTTTTAATCTTAGCTCTAATAGCTCCATAAAAAATATCATATGATTTAGTTTTATTTTAGTGCCTTTCTTTATAAGAATATCTTCTTTGATGATGATATATAGTAATTGATCATTTTGTTTTTTCATATTCAGTCCAGTAGTTGAGATCAGGTTGAGGTATATTAATCATCTATATCTACAAAATTACTATGTACAGTTCCACATTCACAACATACATATCCTTCCTCTGTCATGTATCCAACAAAAGCTCCACAATTACATCTATATATTATATCTCCTGCTTTTGGAAGAAATGGATATGTAAAAAATCCTTTATATGATTTACATTCGGGACATTCAAATATTAATGGATACTCTATATCTCTATTTGGATCTTCAATAAATACTGAGGCAGTCCATTTATGTTGACAATGTTGACAATGTACTTCACCAATCACATTCTTACTACTTTTGTAATCTTCAATGTATCTTACATTATTAGGTTCCATACACTTTTTGCTCATAACTATCCTCACTTACAATTGGGAATTCTTCATGACAGTAATATCCAATAGCATCAGTTAAATGTGTTAATTCTAAATCTGACTTATCAATTTCACCTGCTGATCCCTCAAGTACTTTAACACCTTCAAAGTCCTTCACTGTTCTTGGGGCCTTTGTTGGATCAATTAACAATCTAACTGTCTTATCTAAAGAACATAATCTTGAATTCAATGCATTCACTCTATCTCTTACAGGAGGATTGCCTGGACTTACATTTAGTCTAAATCTGTTGAATCCAAAACGTGATCCTAATTTCTGATGTATTAAATCCCAATCAGATCCAAGAACACTTGCTGATCCACCATGTCCTCCTGTAGCATCACCATAAGCATATATTTTACCCTGATGCCCTCCCCAATCTTGAATAATCCTATCGCATACAAGTAATGTATTACTATGCTTTGGAATATACACTTCTCCTATCACACAAGTAATAGAATCATTATAACTATCCTCCATTGGGAACTCTTGACATATTATAGCTACTCCTGGAGATACATTAAAGTCAAAACAAAGTATCAAATCCCCATTAGGATCATAATCAACTCTTTCTAAGTTATATCTTTCATCATAAGCATGATATAGTCTGCCAGCAAATAAAACAAAAGAACCCTCCATTTCTTGCTGATAAATTAATGGATCTAAAGTATGTTTATAATGTTTTATTTGTTCTTCTGATAATATTTCGGAAGATTTCCAAGTGAATCTTCCCCATAAATTTAATGGATCACTTTCTGCAGCTTTCCATAAATCATAATAATGATTTCTTCCTTCAGGGACCCCTATGAAATCACAAGTGCCATTCCTATCAGCTAATGCTGGCATTACATGCTCTTGCCATACCTTAGACTTCATATTAGCGTATTCATCAAGCACTATATGATCCCAAGGGGACCCTTCTATGCGTTGAGGTTTATCCATACCATGTAGCCATATCTCAGGCCCATGTAATAGCTTTATAAACAAAGCCTGTTCAGATATTTTTTTTATTAGTTTGGGATTAATGATTTGTTTTAAATCATCCCAATAAATACGTTTCACTTGATCTCTTGTTGGAGCGCATATGCCAACTTTATAATCAAGTACTCTTCTTCCTGCCTTACTAATACCTCTAATGGCTTTTAATACAGCTTTCCTTTTACCTGCCAGCTCAGTTTTTCCTGATCTTCTTCCTGAGGGAATTATGTTAAATCTATAAGGAGAGGTCCAGTATTCCGCCTGTACTGGATGATGCCTTAATGGATACATTCTTTCAGTCACAATATCTGAACCTAACATCATATATTATCTATTCTCCTTATTCACTGCCTCTGTGTTAAAATAAAATAACATAGTATCCTTATCTTCCATCTCACCTGTTTCTACATTCTGTGTTTGCATTATTTGATTTTCAAATAACAATATGTTTTCTTGAGATAGTTCTTTTAAACAATGAGCTACTATACCATCATTGGAATGATGCTCTATTACTTGCTTTACATTATCTTCTGTCAGTTTAACAGTTGGATTACCTTTGAATAAAGATGTTATTCTTTTCTTAGTATCATCTATTTTTACATTCCTTTTAAATTCTTCTACCTGCTGCATGTTGTTTTGGAATCTGTCTTGTTTGTCTTGTTGATCGTTATTATCTTGATTAGATTGTTGTGGCTGCTGTGGAGTTTGATTTTGGGATAGCATAGCATCAAACTGATCCTGCACTGTTTTTTTATACATATCTAATCTATATTGCTGTAACTTTTCATTAGCTATCAGTATCTCATTAGATATTTCATTTGCTCTAACTGATAGATCCGTCATGGACATAGATCTATTATTTCTATTCTTATACAGTTCTTTTAACTTATTTACCTGTTCTCTTATATAGTCCATTTGTTTTTCCTTTGTCACTCATTATTGGTTACAGTTGTTTCATATGTGCTACATTCTCCATCTAAGTTAACAGTAACTTGTTTAAACTGGCATGTTCCCGAATAGGAATCATTAAATCTACAGTCGCGTGCTTTACATATTAATATAGTTCTTGTAGTGACAGCATTTATCTGATTCTTCCATATATAATCTGACAATGTTTTTCTCCTTGGATTAGTTAATATATTACTAATGATCATGGGATATATGATCATTAGTATTCTCATTAAAGGTTTCTTCTATCATTTCTTGCACACATTGATCACATATATCAGGTCTTCCATAATAAGTGGTATATGCTACAGTTTTTTCTTTCTTACAAAGCAAACACATAATAGTTGAAACCATTTTCATAATTCTAATCCTTATTATTTATTTCATCAGCTATACTATTTATTAAAGTATCTCTGTCTACTACTGTTAATTCATTCTTATGTAGCTCTCTCTTAATGCCAGTTTTAATATGAGTAACTCTAATACCAGTAATTCTATTATGATCTCCAGTAACTTTAACATCGAATTCACCTATGGGTAATTTTGTAAATCTCATATCAGCTTCAGCTCCTTTTCAGATGTAAGTGTGATAATAATAAGTTTACATGGTCTGTTCTTTAAAAAACTGATTCACCTCCTTATCTATTTCCTTTATCATTTTATAACAGGTTTCTTGAAATGTACCTACTATCAGTTCACATTTAATAATGCCAGTTGGGATATGAACAATCTCAACTGCATGATTCATTATTTGCTTATCATAATATTTTTCAATTACTAAATCCCTTCTTCCTTCCACTGTATATTTTTTATTTTTTCTTAATACGTTCATGTCCCATCTCCATGTTATAAGAATATACTGTTTTCTTAAACATGGAGATAGCTGCTTTGATATCTTTTAATGGGAAACTCAAAGCATACAACTTATCTCCATGTTTATTTATAATAACACCTTCAGGAATTTTTATCTGTGTACGGGTAATCTTATTAGTAAACCATCTTGGCCTTTTCTCTATATGAACATATTGATTAGCTATACCAGTGTAGATTCTATCAGGAAAGGAGATCATAATAATTTCAGTGTTAATCTTAAAATCAACTATTTCTTTTTTACCAAGTATCTGATCTATTAATTTAGATAACATATTGACCTATAGTCTCTGTGTTTATAATATTAACTTTAACATCAAGAACATTACCTATGACTTGAGAAATATAACAATCATCGCATACAAATAGCCATCCTATCAATTGCCCTGCATTGTTTCTAACAGGCACTTGTCTTGCTGTTTCATTTGATCCACATTGGAAACAGGTAATGGATAATGTGTTTCCTTTGCTTGGGGATATTATATTTGTACACATATGTAATTCCTTATTTACTATGATATGCTATAAAGTTTTCTTTAAGTTGTTTGTAATCTTTTTCAAACAACATATAATCACTGTACTTGATCTGCATTAAACCTATCCCACTTTCTATAATTATAGTATGCTCTGTATCTTTTCCCATCCTTTTATATAGGGACATCTCAACAGCCTGTATATTGCTATATGGGATATTTGTAATGATAGTTTGCTGAGTGTCCCAATCAGTGATTATCTTTTCAATGCAGACATATGATGCATGATGACTTTGTATTTGGGTAAGTATGCTAAAAGAAGGACGAGTGCATCCAGTTACAAAACTTTTAAACTCTTCCCATAATCCCATATCATACCTCTTCTTCATTGTTTATTGTTTTGGAAACATTATTCCTCTACCATGGAGTTCTTGTACTAAATGATGATATGCTTTAAATAAGATGTTAAGAGCAAATTTAATATCTGTGCCTGTATCAAGATAAACAAATACATCAGCATATATCTGCACTTTCTTGTATTGATGATTATCATCATCAATACAACATACAAAAGTATCTCCTGATTCAGTTCTATATTTACCATCTAATGGACCACCTAAAACTAAATAAACATCTTCCATTTAAAACTCCCATTGTGTTATCTTAAGATATTCTAAATTCAAATAACTTTTATAGGCTTTGTCTGTTAATAACTTAACAGACAACTCATCTGGATATTCATCAATGTACATTATCTTTCTTGGATGACAATTAACTAACATCTTGGCACATATGAAACATGGCTGTGTAGATATGTAGAAATCACATCCTTTTAGATTAACACCACTTGTAGCTGCTTGAATAATCACATTCTGTTCTGCATGTAATGCCATACATACTTCATGCTGTTGTCCAGATGGGATATTGTTCTTTTCTCTGTAACATTCTATACAATGATCAATTCCGGATGGTGGTCCATTATATCCTGTTGCAAGTATCCTGTTATCTCTTACAGCTAATGCAGCTATATGTCTTCTTAAACAAGTTGATCTATTGGATACCTGATTAAGAATGTTAAAAAAATAAGTGTCCCATGATTGCCTATTCATCATTGTTATCCTTCACATCAATAATGTTAAGTATCTTATCTATCATCATCTCAAGTATCCCAATTACAGTTAATATCTCTACCCTGTCTATTCCATAGGGTTCAATAATATCTCCTGTAACTGTACTGTTTAAAATCTCCTTAGCCATAGATAGCTTGATCTGATTCCCTACCTTTATATATTCATCACCATTCATAATTAATCCTTATTCATCTATATAATCTTCTGTGTTATGAAATTGTAAATGGGGATCATTTTCATTTATATTATATACAACAATAACTGTTCCTGAATAATCTGTGTACTCTTGATTAATTATTAAATCATCTGGAAGGTTTTTGATAACTTCTTTTAGTTCTCCAATTGTTTTTGCAATAACTGGAAAGTCTGGTTCTTTAACATTATAAAACTTTTTTGGAATAACTTTTTTATCCATTATCATCTCCCTGTTTTCTTGTGTTGATTATATACTTAACTTTAATCACTATTGGATGAGCATGTCCTAAACATCCCGTTATTGGTTGTATATCATGAGTATCAATAAATGTTCCTACATACTTTTCATTATGATCACATAACCAGTCTTTTCTTATAAGTGATATACGATCAAAGTTATTATCTACTATTATAACTTTATCATCTTCATATAGTATCTTCACTTTAATCTCCAACTGCCTTATCATCATTATAATCTTCTGGATGCAATGGAACACTATTAAATAACTGTTCTGCTTGATCACGTATCATCATAGCTGTGTTCTGTATATCCTCTTCACTACTCTTATATGTTTCCTTGAATCTCATTAACTCTATGATTAGTTCTAAAGCCTTTAGTTTATCCCATGTTCTTAGTTTTTTAAGAAAGAAACTATTCATCTTAATATCTTTCTCTTCACCTGTTACTGGATCTTTATTCTTAGGATTAAAGTTGAACTCAACTACTGATATAGCTTTAGCAGTGATATCATCAAGCTCCCACAGATTCTTAATGTGATTATCAAAATTAAACAGATTACGTACATCGAAATCAACAATGGCTTTTAGATGCTCTATAACCCACTCAAATGTGATATCTCCTTTCTCTTGATATCTCTTAATCCGCTTATTCTCTTGCTGTTGTAATCTATACTGTACATTAGGCATATTATGCACATGATGAGCCTGTATCCTTCCAGCAACATCTCTGGACTTACCACCAGCATTTAAATAGGCTTCATACTGACTACAATTAGGATGAGCAAGCTTATACTGTACATATCCTTTCTGTAGTTTAGTTAAAGGTTTCAAATGAGGTTCACAATTAGGTTCACCTTTCTTCCGACTTTTTTTTGCTAATTTCTGTTCTTTGAATTTTGTTCGTTTTCTAACCAATTTTCTAACCTTTCTTTTAGGATTTTTAATCTCAGGTTAAGGTTATTTCATTGGAAAGTCAATTATTGTATTAATACCTAATATCCCTTAATGCTTTTTATTAATATGAAACAGGTAATACTAATAATATACCATAATGATTTTTATCAATATAATTCACATAAAAAAAGGGATAATGATGGTCGTTTAAATCATTATCCCTTTTGACGCCTACTTGTAATACCTTCTGTGTATCCTGCAAAATATGGTATGTATGTTAAATTATAAATTATAGGATCTTTTATTTTATGATCCGCATATGTGATCCTCCTTATTTTTGAAGTTAGTTTTTTATCTTATTATCCTTGCTTATGATAGTGAGAAAGAACTCCTCACTTATTTAACTGTATTTTACCATTTTAAATAGTGGTAAGTCAATTGTTTTATCATTTATTTTTTATAATATGGACTTTCTGGATCTTTATCTAAAAAACGAACATGATCTGCTAAACAGATATCTACTTTTCCATTAGGCCATTCAAAAATAGCAATACTATAAATACCATTCACATATTCATGTTCTTCATAATCTAAGCCCCATTCATGGAAAATAGCTACTACATCTATTTCGACAAATTCCATTTTATCTTTGTTCCATTTCTTTACTTTAATTGGACGTCCATAATTTGGATTAGGTTTATGCATGTCTATAGTATCCTTCCTATCAATGGGGTTTGTTATTATCTTACTTTGATAAATCTTCCTTTACACCAGTTATTTTTAAACCATTAACAGATGTTGTTATTTTAGTGTCTGGATATACAAACAAAATACGATCAATTACAACCTTAAGATAATTATGTTCATTGGATAATTCTGATTTCAATGTAACATTATCTTCATGTATAGTTATTTTCATTGTTCCTCTATTGTGTATGTTACTGAATGATATAAATCCAGCTCTACATTAAAAACAGATGTTAAATGATTAACAACATAATTAGGATTATCCTGTAACCATTGGTTAGTTTTGTTTTCAAGATCTTCAAGCGATGAGCCATTAAATATTTTTATTCTTTGTTTGTTTCGTTTTTTACTGCTGTGAAGGAGCCAATATTTAAAATGTGCTTTAGTTATGGCTTCGCCGCATTCTCCCCATTGTCCAATATAGCAAGGAGTGAATGGATGCATTTTAAATATACCGCCTTTATAGCCTTCCATTTTAACATCTACACATGATTTTGCATGTTCAAGCATGTCTGATATCTTGGCTTCAGGTAGTGGTTTAAATGCTAAATTATCATAACTTCCTCTATCACTATGTCCTGAACCAAATCCATCCTTTACGATCATTTCAGGATCTTGTTTTTCTAACCAATCAATTAAATATTCCAGTGTTACTTTTGATATCATTTCAGTAATCCTCCATACATGATACATCAAAGATTATGTTAATTTATTAAATTGGATACTTTTTACCCTGCATGTTTTTCTTATAATATCTATTTGCGGATCTTGCATGTTCACGTTCCCAAACACAATGAGGTATGTTTTTTGCCGGAAGATTTGGTTTTTTAAGTTTTACTGGATTATTATTACCCTCAAATGCAAAACGTTCTCCTGTTGACAGATATCCCTTACATACCTTTCTAACGAATCCACTTGAATAAAATCCTCTTGAACCTATTTTATAAAGATCTTGCAGCCATATTTTAAACATTATTCCTCCAATTCCAAGATATTTACTAATATCTCTAATTCTTTAATGAGTTCTTCTGGATCATTTTGTAATGTTTTTATTTTTTCTTTTTTCCTATATATCTGTATAGCCTGTTTCATTAAATTCATTATGTCTTTGATTTGATTATGTTTATTAGAATGCTTGCATGGTTTATCACTTTGTAAATTAGCGTTTTTTAAATCAGTATCTTCTAAATCAGTATCTTCTAAATCAGTATCTTCTAAATCAGCATTTTGTAGAATAGCTTCTTTTAGAATAGCTTCTCGTAAATCAAAACCTTCTAAATCAATTTGTTTACCTTCTTTAAAATCACTATCTAACCATAATTTATGATTTTTGAGTTTTTCTTGTAATTCGGATTCTGTTATTTTTGTTTTCATGATGTTCCTTCTTAAAATATATCATCAGGAGATTTAGTATCTTCTTTTAATTCTATATATTTGTGTATTTGGATATTTATAATAACATTTAGTTTATCTTTTACACACCAATCAATAAGCACAGCAGGATCAAATATCCCATGCATGGGAGATAAGGCGAATTGGCACTTGCATCCATGACTTTTTAACTGACTAATGGCCTCTACAGCTTTTAAATAATCCTTCTTACTTCCTATGATAAACTTAATGATATCTTGGGGCCTGCTATACAATGGATTATCATGATTAATGTTATTCCATTTATATGTCTTGGTAGTATCAAATAATTTATAATCTATGATGAAACTATCAACCCAATTCATATAATTATAAACAGGACGTGTTCCATTAGTCTCAATACTAATATCGTAATGACGATTCTTCAAATATTTTAAAAAATCATACATATCTTCTTTGGGTTGAAGCAAAGGTTCTCCACCCGTTATAGTAACTTTTTTAATTCCTTTTTTGGCTACTTCGTTATATAGTTCCTTGGATGTGAATTCGGAGTATTCTTTATTGGCATATTTAGTATCACAATATTCACATTCTTTTTCTAAATTACATCCAAAGAACCTAACAAAAGTAGTTACTCGTCCCTGATGAAAACTATTAACTTCACCATCTATGCTTGAAAAAATACTATGTACTTTAAACATTTCCTATCTCCATTATTAGAATTCAAATACAACTACATCATTGTTTGTATCACATATTTTACATTTTATATTATGTATTATCTTATTATCTGACTGTATGGGATTTAATTGATTATTATAAAAACGACCACTTACTAATGTATTACATTTTGAACATCTATAAGTTATTTTTAAATATATAACATTAGTCATGTTATTCATCCTTAAAATATATTTATTTCACTGATTATCTCACATAATTGGTTTTTAGTTAATTCAGCATAGCTATTAGGTGTTTCATATATTCGAACAAAAGATATCCCTTTTATATCCCCATCAAACATAAGGGCTTTCCAGATCCATATAAGAAGATTTTCGGCTGTTGGGTTATATAAAAAATCATTCACATTGCCGTGATCTAATACATCAATTACATAAGTATTGATAATTTTTTTTAGTTCCTTAAAATCTACCACCATACCTGTTTTTGGATCTATTCTGTTTTCAATACCAATCTGAACTTTCCATTCATGTCCATGCCATTTAGCACAGTTGCCATCATAATCTGGCAATCTATGACATGCTGCAAATGATAATTCCCTTACAACTGTTACATATGGACGTAACGATTGCTTCTGTTGATCCATGTCTTTAATGCATCGCTGACATAAAGGAATCATATTGGATGGCAGGAAGTTTTTGTTATTTTTATCTAAAAAATAAGGATAATTGTACTCATTATCACATTTATAACAACAGGGTATGGAACGATCAAATTGTGTTGCATAATCATGTAGTTGACGATAAAACTTATCATAACTAAAACTTACATTGTTTTTCTGTACAGGGTTATTATCATTTCTTTTGAAAACCTCTATATCCTGTTCTAAGCTTTTTATCATAATATAGCTCCTTTTTTGGGTTGATTAAATAGCATTATACATAAAATATATATTTAATCAACCCTATTTTTTAATTTTTTTAATTTTTTATTTAGTACGTTTCCTTGAAGGTTTTTTTAAAAACTTATCTAATTGTCTGGGAGTGCTTGCTCTTAAATCCGGAAATATTTTTTTCAATTCTAAATCAATATAGGTTTTTAAATTATTTATTTCCACTAATATATCTTGCAGGGATGTTATATTGGATCTTCCAATATGTTTCCATATAGACCAATTTAAAGCCTCATTCAGTGTAGCATAATAGCCTAACACTTTTTGATATATGTCTTTTTTATTTTCAATTTTCTCATACAGAATAAATTGAGTACTATCACTTTTAAGATATAAATTTTTACCGATCTGGATATTAATAGGCATAATTTTCTCCCTGTTTTAAGGTTTAAATTAATGGTAAAATGGCGCTTGAAACTTTATAGTGTACGTATCATTAAAAGATAAACTGATAATATATAGTGAGGTATGGGTTAAAATAATAAGCCTAATGTGCGCTAAATGAGAAGGCCAAATTTAAATTTAGATATATCTAAACACTGCTAAATAAATATATACAGTAATTTTAGAAATAAATCAACCCTGTTTTTTAATTTTTACCATGAAGATATAATAGCTCTGGATAAAGCAGGGCATTGCAATACCTTGATCATCTTCTTTTCGCTGGAATTATTGAACCTGGAAGCTATTTTATTAATACGCATAATGCCTTTTTCTTTTTCTGGTTCAGTTTGGTTCAATCCAAAAAAAGAAGTGCCATAAGCTAATTTATTTTTGCTTTCTGAGAAATTACCTTTTTTAATCTGTTTAGCATCATAGCTCTTAGCATCTGCTTGGGTAGCTGTAATAACAGCTCCGTCTATCTCAAAAGACAAGGCTCTTAGATCTTTCCATATTTCTATCTGTTGTTCCCTAATACTAAGCCCTCTACCCTCATATCCTAAAATATCAGCATAATCTATTAACACTAAATCAGGTCTGAATTTCTTGCGTTCTTGTAAATCAAATAAATGATTTCTTATTTTTCTTATAGTTAATTCTCCAGTAATATAGGTTTTACTTTCAAATATTCCTAATTTTTTTCTTTTTTTCTTGATAGCTTTGATCATTTCTTTTTCAGAATATAATTTTATATACTGTTTTTTATACCATACAGTGCCTTTAAACACTTTTTTATTTTTACATGATGTGCACGGGACATGCTTGGTATATTTATCTGCCTTACCATAAACAGTAGAGCTGTCCAAGTCCTGGATTTCAGTTTCAGTCATGTTTTTAAATATAACTTTATTTTTTGGACGATCTGATTTTTTACAACTGCCATTTTGATTCATAATACAATCCAAAACCGGATAATATACAGTTTCACTTTGCTCTTCATTGAGCACAGCTTTAGTTAGATATGTCCATAGCTTAATATTAAGCTCTCCCTTTGTCATATCTCCAGCTTGATAAAAAATAACATTCTTTTTCTGATTTATTGCCTTGGCTGCTATATCAAGCATTAATGTTGTTTTGCCTCTTTTTTCAGGTCCCATGAAACATACTAATGCTTTTCTATATATTTCATTGCCTATAAATTTATTTAGCTTGGAACTCATTTTGATGATGGGCTTTCTGTTTGCTTGTTCAATTGTTTCTTTAATCTTATCTTCAATATCAAGTGGTCTATAGGATAATTCATCATCCCGTTCAATGAATCGGTATTCTTTTATTAATTTTTCAGCATCTTCATGATCATTATCTTGCAGGCTTTCTTTAATCTGCATGGATAAGTTGTCCATACTTATTTTTTTAAAATATTTAAATGTCTCATCTACTAAATAATCAACAGCAGGTAGCTTTTGTTTTTGATATTCTTCATCAATGCTATGTAGTATCTCTGTTAAATGCTCTTTTCTATCTTCTTGTATTTTGATGTTCTTCATTATTTCATTATCAAACAAAGTACGAAAACTTTCAGATCCTGGAACCTGATTATATTTTCTGAAATAACGCAAACACATTTTGGCTAATAATCGGCTATCTTTATCCACTAAATATTCAGATCTGTATTTTGATTCAATCTTACTGGAATATTCTTTGGACATAATAAAACCAGTTATAATTTTTCTTTCCATATCATTTGAGAAATAATCATCAACGTAATCAATCATTGTTTTCTCCTTTCATTAAAATTCCATCCGATATCTTCTTCACAATGACTGATAAAACGGTTAAATGGATGACCTGGATTATCTGATTTTACATTAAATGTGTTTATATTTATTTTCATAATGTCATTCTTTTCCATCCATTCAACATAATCTTTTACAAAACGATACACAGATCCATTAAAATAACCCCTTACTTCACATCGCTCAAATGCCTCTTCAAACATATCTTTCTCTTCAATGGGATCAATGCCCATAGTTTGCCTACATGGGATGGTCTTCCAGTAATCAAGGATTGGAATAGTGGTTTTTTGTATTAACTGCCTTTTTCCCCCATTACTGTAAAATTTTGCATCTGTATTGTTAAAGGCAGTTAATATTAAATCAGTTATTTTGGGATTTGGATCATCTTTGAAGTTGGATAATTGACCTTTGATAATCATATTATAACTATTTAAGAAGGGAGATGGGATACCATATTTTTTATTTTGAACAAGAAATGTTGATAGAGAACGCCAATGTTTAATTTTTGGGTTATTTCTAATTTCTCTATATGATTTTTTAATAACCCTATCAATTTCCCGATATCTCCATTTTTTATTGGATATTTTTTTATCTAAATCTAATGTATCAATGGCATATTTATTTAATTTATATTTTTTAATATATGTGCCATCCATCAAACTCAAAAGAATGGACAAACTATCTTTGTATGTTTTTTTATCTTCCCTATGTTTACATAGGCCATAAATATCTCCCCAATCATGGATAATCTTTTTAGCCTTATCTAAATTATAAGCTTCTTTGTCTTTAATCTTTTTTACATTGGAAGATTGTTTTTTATTAAATTTAGTTCTTACTCTTTTAATTCCATTTAAAGAATTAAAAGTAAGACTAGATTGATTCGAAGAATCAATATGATCATGAATATGATCATGAAGTTTATTAATCTTATTTTTATTATCTTTATCTAGAGATTCCTGAAGTTCAGGAGACTTGATTCCTGAACATAAGGAATCAAGTTGCCTTGTTTTTAACCAACTACTGATTTTATTGAATATATTGTCCAAATCTTCATCATCTAAGTAAATTCCTTCCATATTATCAATAATATATCCTATATTTGTCATGTTAAATCTATAGTAGTTTCTTGCTGGATTTCCTTTCAGTTTTATATCTATCAAATTTAGTTCTTTTAATTTTTTTATGATTTTTGACTGTGTGTTTTTTGATATGGGAAGTTCTTTTTGTATATTTGATAATGTAAAATAAAAGAATTTCTCTTTGTCCAATTGTCCCTTTTGTTTAAAATAATTTTGCTTTGATAACATATATCCTATCCACATAGCAGTTTCTATCCCGAGAAACTTTAAAATATTAGGATTAACATTCCAATGACCAAAATTAAAATAATCAATGGCTCCTTGTGCTGCTAATGCCTGTTCGTTACTTTGAGTTATATGAATATAGGACATGATAATCTCCCTTATTAAATATACTATTCAGATCAATTATAAATACAATATTGTCCAAGAATATCAAAATTAAGCCTGTAGTAGTTTCTTGCTGGATATCCCTTAAATATCACCTCAATTATTTGTAGATTTTGTAGTTTTTTGATTATGTTTGATTGCTTTGAAAGGCTAAAACCAATTATTTCTTTCATGAGTTTTTTACTAATATGAAAAAAACCATCTTTATCAGTTTTATGGATATGTATTCTATGAGACATATCATAAACATAAGCTATCCATATTGCACATTCTATACCTATATTACGTATAAGACTTATGCGTATATTTAAATCATCTACATTGCATAAATGATAATATGTTGGATTGATATTATCAGGAACTACAGCTCTTGATCTTTCCATATCACGGATTCTCCCTGTTTTTATTTCGACAATCTAAGGTACTCTATGGACAGTTTTTGATACTATAAAATAAAAAGGTCATATTTAAAATGTGGAGTAATTGAGTATCTGATAGCAAGGAATTAAATGCTCTGTGTGAGCTGGCAGGTGCTAAGGGATACTAAATTATTTTGGGAATAATATGATTAATTACTCCACATTTTAAATATGACCTAAGTTTTTTTAAATTCCCTATAATCTACAGTTCACAAATAAAATAATATTAATTCCTTAAATTCATATTATTCCCATCTGCAATGGTATACAATTTAATAATAAAAATCAAGTATTTTTATTATTTGTAAAATCAGGTATTAATTATTTAACAGTTACTATCTTGTATTGTGAATATTTCTCTGCAAATTGGACATCTCACATCAAAAGACCATTGTATTGTATCATAGCAATCTAATGAATATATAGACTGTGTTTTATGATTATTTGTTATTATCTTCATAAAGCATATTATTATGATCTATAAAAGCTGTTAATGCAGTTCTAATTGATTGGAATAATGCAGTTCTAATCGGTTTGTTTTGTGTTTTAAATTTCAATTCCTCTGAATTATCTATCATCATTTTTAATAATTGAGTAGCTTCTTTCCATGCTGAATATAATTTCTTGTTATCAAATCCAATAATATTTAATATTCGATTATGTTTATTTTTTACATAGAAAGAAAAGTGATCTGGACAACCTCCGTCATAGTTATCTATAAAACCTGTCCCATAAAGATCTTTTATTTCCATTAAGAATTGAATCTCTTTTTTACTGTCAGCATAATATAATATATCAATATCTTTTTTATCTTTATTATCTTTACAAAAAACAGTTGATCCGGTTAATGTTCCTTTTTTACGTAATCTTTTATATATGTCTGTTGGGATAGGTTTTTTTGATTTGAGATCATTGCTGATCTCATTCATGTCTATCATAATATACTCCTTATCTTTTAGAATAATTTATAATCCTAAAATCTTAATTTCTTCATCTGTTAATTTTGCCATTGCTTTTTTTCTAACAGCAGCTTCATGATCATATTTTGATTCATGCAATTCACATTCAACAACTTGCCATCCAGCATCATACCATTCTTTATTTTTTTGAAAAGTATAATGTGTTTCTTTTAAATTAACTTCAATTCCCATGATGCCCTGTTGATTGTTGGTGTATGCAATGGCATGATCTTTTTTAGCAAAGATTTTATCTACCACATAACCGCCTTTTCCTTCTGTCATGTCTGTTGTTTTTTGCACTACATATACATATTTAATCATTGTTTTATCTCCTTAAATCATTTCTTTTAAGTTTTGAACAATATGCAAAGCTAATGTCATATAATCTTTAATTTGCTGTTTATTTGGGACAGGATCATTTACATTACTTAAGGAATGGATAGTTTGAAGAGTATCACAGAATGAACATGATCCATATGATATTTTTACATACCAATATTTTGCAGGTGTTTGTTCTTTCGATGCAATAATGAATACTATTGTGCCTTCATATTCCCCATCATCAATAATATGGATTTTATCTGGATCAGGTTCTTCACGTTCATCATCTGTTATTGCTTCAATAACAACTTTAACCAGTTGTTGATAATCTTCCATATGTTTTTTAGAAAATTCCTTTTTCAGTGCATTTCTTTTGTTATCAAATCTTTTAATAAAATATTTAATCATTGTTTTATCTCCCTATTAGTTTATTCATCAATGACTGTGCCTTATTTTTTGGCATTTCTCCTGGATCTTTATATCCTTTAAGTTTGATCATTTTAACATTTTTGCCTGTAAGCAGTAATGAATTTTTCATTTGTTTCGCTTTTTTTTGTCCTGGAGCATCTGTATCATATAAGATGTATATATTATCGAACTCAGTCATTAATCTTAGCTGAGAATAGGAATACTGAACTCCAAATGTGGCTACTGCACCTGGACCTAACATCCATACATCAGCAGCTCCTTCAACTACTACTATTGTATCTCCAGGTACTTTATCATAACCATATAATACCTTTCTATGATCAATAATTTCATTATCTTTGCTTGCTGCTTTATATTTTAACGGGGATTTATTAGTGGAATCCCTCGATATAAAGGAAATTAGTTCGTTCTTGTAATAAATTGGAATAATGATTCTGTGCTTATATGGTCCTATTGGTCCACTTGATTTAACTTCCCACTTGATTTGTATTTCAGTCGGATCATAACCTCTTTTTGCTAAATAACGTTTATCGCGATCATTTAAAGGGATTGTTGTGGGCATTTTACAATGGTTTGTGCCTTGTTTTTTTATAGGACTATAGGTTGATCTTGCCTTACCTTTAAACTCCTTAAAGATGGCCTCTGATTGACTCCAGGATAAACCAGATAATTCTTTTATTACCTTAACTGGATGATGGCTTCCACATCTGTAACAATTGAAATATCCTTTTTGTAGATTAAATCCTAAATGATATCCTGGATTACCTGTACAAAATGGGCAGGGAGCTTGTATCCATCCATTACGGCAATGTTTATGTCCCTCACTTACATATTCTATATTATATTCATTGTAAAATTCATTAGCATCAAACATTTTTATTTATCCTTAATAAAAATATTCCATTCCTTGTTAGTTATTCCTGATATTAAAAACTCTCTATCATCTATTGATAGATGAGGCACTGCATTTTGTATTAATACTGATTCTTCTTTCCATGATGTATATTGTTGCTCTGTTATTTTAATATTTTTAGTTGTGATATTTCCAGTAATATCACTGCTGCAAGTAACATCTGCTGTACCATTTTTTTTAAATTTGATATTTTTAATCATTTAGAATCTCCTTTTATGAAGAATCTTTCAATTATAATCACAATTGCTGATAATATACACACATCTATTGCCAATATTATTTCAAAGATAAAGTTCATATTAGGTATCTCCTCTTAAACGTTCCTTTGCTAAATCAATGATAGCAGAAAATGGAATACTATTTGTTGTGCTATCATCCACTATGATATAGTTTTTACGAGTAAAGTTTAGGATTAAATCAAGAGTTGCTACAGCTAATTTTGGTTCTAATGATTCTATTTTTTCAATTTGATATCTTTTTATTGACATGAACTTCTCCCTGTTTATTTTAATATTTTATATGGATAACCTCCTTTTCTTCAAAATAATATTAGCAGTTTATTTAGAAACAATTATACAGTTCAATAAATTCAGCACTAACATAACCAATAGCATCTCCAAATTGGCATTTATATGCATTTTGTTTCTTGTCATAATCAATAACAAATACTATTTTGTTGATGCCTTTAATCAGTGCTGTCATGTTTTTATCTCCCTGTTTGATTATTTGTTACTCTTGATTACAGTTATACAGAAGATTAAAAATAAAGTCAACCCTATTTATTAAATTTAATATTTATTTTATTATTTTTTAAATTATCATCAAACCATTTTTCAACCGGACATTTGCAATAATCACCTTTGCAAATTTCAGCAGCATCATGTTGTTTAATCATACTACATACTAAAATATCAAATCTTATATTTGGATCTGTGCCTGATGGGAATTCTTCAAAGAATGGGCATTGGGGATGTTTCTTTGTCCCTCTGAAAACATCACTTCTAAACGTGATTTTCATGGAATAAAACCTCCAGTTAAATTAAAAAGATAAATCGCTAAATATTGTAGTTAAAAAATTAAAAAGATAAACGGAAAGATAATTAGATATACTGTAAATATTAAAAACAAAAACAAAAACTGCTGCAACTGCTATAAACGTAAAAATCTTATTCATAGGCTTCCTTACTTTTTCATTTTATTTATTCAATCAATACCTATTTAAAAATCATGTTACTAATAATACGTTGTTTACAAGCATTACATCTGCTCATTAGATCGTTAATATTATATATAAGATCTGCTTCAGCCTCAAGATATTCACTTGGAAGATATGATACATCAGGTTGTTGAAATGGAGATTTATGATTCAAGTCCCTATTTTCCATTTCAACAACTAACTGATCATGTCGTTCTTGCATTTTTAGAGGCATAATTTGCACTATTGGGAACATTCGTTTGTCGATACGATACTTTTTTATAAAAATATGACGATGTTTATGTATTTCTCCATGTTCCCCAAGTAAATGTTTTTTACAAAGTAATTTAGGATCTAACATCCACATGCGCATATTATATTTTCTCCTTTATTAAATACAAATAATCAGTTCTTCTTCAACTGTTATTGTTTTTTCTGTTTCTGACATTTCGGTATGAAGACCAAAATTATCATAAGAACCTAAGTATATGAAAACGCCATTATCAAATTCATAAACTTGTCCATATACATCATCAAAGTGATATTTCATGATAATGTCTCCCTGTTTTTATAAATAATTTAAATAGTTTTATTATTCCAATGAGCAAATCTCCATAAATGAGGTCTGAATCTCCAAATATAATTTAACAGTTAAATTGGCAAATCCTCATAAATGGTTTTATACTAACCATTTATTAAAATTGACAATGGATCGAAATTTTCAGGTGTTTCAATTACGGTTTCAGTGTTTTCAGCCATAAGCTTATCAATGTTTTTTTGGATTGCATTAATAAGTTTTTTATTTTCTTCAATACGACATTCAAGATTCCAGATTAATTGACTTTTGCGAGTATGAAAACCGTATTCAATTTTAATTTGTTGGGCTTTAGTTTTCTTAACTCTTTTGATTTCGGTTTTGATATTGTCATTATGTTCTTTAAGTTCGCTAATTCTGATTTCTTTATTCATAATTTCGATTGCGGTTTCTGCATCAACAAATTCTAAAGTTTTCATATTTTTTATCTCCCTGTTTGGTTACTCTTGATTACAGTTATACAGAAGATTAAAAATAAAGTCAACCCTGTTTATTAATTTTTATTCATATTTTTTCAATAAAATATTTAACATTTCAAATTCACTAAAATCATCCCCATCTAAAATCTTATTAATCACTTTTTCTTTTTCTTGTAATAGATGCATGATATCTTCTTCAATAGTGTTTTTAGCTATCAAATACCAAACATTCACAGCATTCTTTTGTCCGATACGATGACACCGATCAGCAGCTTGAGAATGTAAAGAAGGTGTCCATCCGAGTTCAAGGAACACAACATTACTTGCAGCAGTTAAAGTGATGCCCACACCAGCAGCTTTGATATTGCCCACAAAAATCTTTATATTTGAATCATTTTGGAATGTATCTACTATTTGTTGACGTTTATTAGCCTGTACACTTCCATCAATTTTAACCGCCTTATGGCCATATCTTTTCATTAATTCATTAATAACATGCTTATGTGTAGCAAATACTACAAGCTTCTCGTCTGATCCCTCTAAGAAGTCATCAATCCATTGGATACATTGTTTCAGCTTGCCATTAACAGCTACTTGTTTCAATGCCTCAATTCTTGAAAGAGTTTGTGCGTTTTGTGCCTTAGATGCTGCTTTACTGCCTTTAGTTTCTCTTACCCATTCAATAAAATCTGTTTCAGCTCTGCTATATTCCTTCATATTGTTCAGTTCTAAAGGCAGTAGAGTCTTTATTTTATCCGGTAGATCTGTAAGCACCTCTTCTTTTTTACGTCTTAGCATGATTGTATTGGTTAATAAGTCATGTAATTCTTCATGATTTGAAGAGCCATTATAATTCCAGCTAAAACCATCAAATTTTAAATCACAAAACTTCTTTCCATATTGTGTTTTAGATTTAAATGTTTCGGGATCGAGTATTTGCAACATATTAAATATTTCAATTGGTCTGTTTTCAATTGGAGTACCAGATAATCCAATTACATGATCTATCTTTTTACATACGTTTTTAACTGCTTTTGTTCTTATAGCTTTTGAATTTTTTATCATATGAACTTCATCAGCTACTACAGCTTTTAATTTTACCTTTTTTAATTCCTTTAGCCATGCATTCAAAATATCGTAATTAATAATATAAATATCTTTTTTTGGAAGATCATACGTCTTTTTACCATTAATAATGTGTATAGATTTATCTCCGGTAGTTATTTTAAATTCTTTTTCCCAATTATATTTTACAGATGCAGGACATATGATCAATGCAGGTCTAATTTCAGGATGTAGATGCAAGTAACTGATTGATTGGATACTTTTTCCCAAACCCATATCATCCGCAATCAAGGCTCTGCCATTTTTAAGATTTAAAAAAGAAACACCTTGTTTTTGAAACTTGAAAGGCTCCCTTAATAATCCAGGAACCTTAGTTTCTGGAAGTTCGTTTTGATTAATCTTATTTCTTTTTAGCCATTTCTTAACTTTTGGATGTAGTTTGAAATCTAATTCTTTCAGTTTTTCAATGTTAGCTACTGTACAATTAGATATCCATCTTGGCTTAGGTTCTTTTTCAAACTTTCTATCTATTAAATGTTCTTTGATATCGGATACTGTTTCATAGCAGAATGGGAAAGTGATGATGAGTTGATTATCCATCAATTTAACATACTTTCCAGAGCTATCATAAAATTTAGTTCTTTTTCTTTTAACTTTAGGAGTTGGATTATTATTTGGCATAGGATCAATCTTAAGAGCTATTAATTGATTTTTATATTTTTTAATAGCCTTTCTAACTGTTTCTATCTGTTTATGTGATAATCTATTATACCGTAAATAGAATTCACTAATGCTGGATAAAATAGCAGCATCAACAGCATTAAATCCTTTGCCATTTTGATAATGAGTGCTTTTACCATGCTGTTCATCTATTTCTTGTTGGCTGTAAATAGCCAACAAAGCACCTATCAAAAATTCATCATCTGTTTTTATTCTGTCAACAATATCCATTTGTCCTTTCCTATCCCTATAAAGATATTGAAAAATGTTAAAAATTTTAAATTAAGTTTAATACTTTATTAATGTTAAGAGCTAAAAATAAGTTATCTGTGATTATAACAGACACATGGCTTCCTGAAATACAAAAATCCTCCACATATAAACAGTCCTTGTTAATACAACTGGAAAAATCAGATAGGAATTCTTTAATATTTGTTTCAAATTTAGTTACTGGATATTCCAATCTTACTCTTTTTCTTTTTTCATTGTTTTGTTTTAGTTTTAAATATCTATAAGCTCTATCTTTATTAATTAACATTTTGATCACCTAACCAATTTATTCACTTTTCCATTAAGGGTTTATTTTTTAAATTTTTTAAGAATGTCTATATATGTCTCTTCTGTGGTTAAATACTTTCTAACAGCATTGTTTATAATTTTAGAACGATTCTTATGGCCTATGTAATTTGATGTAATGTATTCCAATTGTTTTTTTAAATCATTATCTATCATAAAATTAATCTGACTCTTAGTAATTCCTTTTGGTCTTCCCGGTTTTGCCATTAATTAGCCTCCTTTTTCTTACATATTTTTTCATATGTGTGTTGAAATGGGGTATACTCTTTGCCTCCAAATATTAAATGTAATTCTTCATTAGTAAGCCAATTGTATTGATGAGATCGCATTTTTTGAACTCCTCTTTTTGATTTCTTTCTTCTTCTTTTGTTCATTTTGAGATCTCCTTTTATTTAGTACGGGTTCTGATAGTTCTTTTACCCGTTGTTTTTCTTTTGGTTTCCTCTTTTTTAGCTTGATTGCAATACTGATCACAAACTCCACATGATTTATACATTCTTCGATATCTGCATTGTTTCAAGTTAATAGCAGTACTAAATTGTGAACATTTAAATATGTGTTTTTTGATATCAGCCATTTTTATTCGCCTTTCAGATCCTTTATTAGATTAATCTTTTCACTGTCTGAAAAGATGCCTTGCTCCTTTTGTTCCTCATAATATATTGTTTTAGCCAATCCTCCAGAGTATTGATTGTTGATACGATTCCCTTCCATGCTATAACAGTCACTAAATGGGAACTCTTCATTGTCCTCATCATATTGATAATAACAACCTGATATGCTATCGGTAGATTCATGATAATCAAACATATAGAATCTATCATATGGACCTGCTTCATCCAGCAATAAATATTGCTGGTAATCATCATCCCATCTAAGCATAACAAGCTCCCCTTCTATATCATTACCAACTAAATGTCCATTATCAAAAGTGCCAAATGTATAGGATCGAGTATTCACATATCCATCAACATGATAAATAAATACCCATTTGCCTATAAATTTATCTAAGTCTGAATTATAGGTTTGGTTTTGATGACTGCTTTGATTGCTTATTACTTGCTGCTTGTTTTCATTTTTCTTTTCAACATTGCTTCCACATCCATAAATTAATACCGCCATAGTTAAAGTTAAAATAATAGATCTTTTCATGATTACTTCCTCCTTTTATGATACTTGGTTGTAATATTGGTTCATGCGTTTTGCATGGACTTTGTCAAAATATTCTTCATCATATAACCAGTTAAATACGTTTTGTGCAAATTGGGAATTGATATCTTCTTTGGAAAATGAAGCTATTACCTTGCCTCTTCTGGAAATATTACGAAGTTTAACAGAATTATCTTGAAAACAAAGAACTCTTCTTTTACCATCAACTTTGAATGCAAATTCTTTATTATCAGAAAAAACTTTTTTAATGGCTTTTTTAAATTCATTTAAGTTCATATTTGTCTCCTTTGTTTGGTTAATCTTAAGTACAGTTATACAGGAAAATATAAATAAAGTCAACCCTCTTTATTAAATTTTTAATGTTTTTTTAAAAATTATTTTATTTAGCACAGTCTATGTTTTTTATATCCTCTATATACAAATCAATTTATTTTTAATTTTATTAATTTTATGCTTGATTATTACATTTTTTTAATTTATGATGTTTTTCAAGTCATAAAAATTGACTCAAACCTATATAAATCAATACACAAGGAGAACAAAAAATGAGTAAAGACACCAAAAAAAAGGCTAAAACCACATCTAAAAAGAAATCATCAGCAGCAACTAAAAAATCTACGGGCAAAAAAACATTAACTAAAAAAACCACAAAGAAAAAAACAGGTTTTTCTTTGGGAGATTACATGGATGTTATTTATGAAATGAATGATGTCTTCGGTTTGAATCCTCCCATTCCAGATCAGGATAATGAAAAAGATGCCATTGAAGAGATTAAATCATCTGCTGAATTGATGGAAAGTGATGATATATCTAAATTTACAGAGAAAGCAATAAAAACTTTGAAGCATTTGGAAATTGATCTTCCTGAAGCTGAAGAAGAATCTGAAGAAGAAGCTGACGATGATAATCAAGATGTAGATGATGATTCCTCAGATGATTCCTCAGATGATTCCTCAGATGATTCCTCAGATGATTCCTCAGATGATGACGACGATGATGATGATGACGAAGAGAAAGAAGATAAAAAAACAAAAGCTAAAAAAGCTACTAAAAAATCTAAAGATAAAAAGGAAGATAAAAAAGCTTCTACAAAAGATAAAGATAAAACAAATGAAAAGAAGCCCAAAACTAAAAAGGGACCAAGCCCATACGGTTTAACTGTGGAAATCATGTGTAAAAAACCAGATATGGACACAGATGATTTGAAAAAACAACTTGAAAAAGCAGGTATAGACACTGCTGAATCTAAAGCTGCTATAGGCACAGGTATTACAACTGTACGTCGTTTAATTTCCATGCTTAGTGCTAATGGGCATACCAAAAAGAAATGGAATTTTTCTAAAAAATAGGAGAATCACTTTGTATAAAATACTCTCATCAATTCCACGTCAAATGGATAATCATAAAGATAAATTGACGTGGATAGATGAGGTTTGTAAAGAACATAAACCTCATCTATTAGTGACCCCTCAAGAATTCTTTGGTGGAATTATGATGCCAAAGAAACCGTTTTTTACCTTTGATGAATTATATCCAAAATTAAAACGTATAATCAAAAAACATAATGTAGCGCTTGTAGTGGGTGTTGTTGAACGTGAAAATAATTGGAATAAGGAGGTTGTTTGGTTTATAAATGAAAAGGCTGAGTTCTTGGGTAAAGTAGCTAAGTTTGCTCTTCCAAGATACGATCATATCAATACCAATGGAGTAGGTGATATTGAACCAGAAACTGATTTCAATAACAGATTTCAAATATTTGAATTCTTTGATGGATTAAGAGTATCTGCTATTTTTTGTTGGGAAGCTTACTCTGATCTTTTATGGACTGGCCTTGGTATAATGAAGCCTGATGTTATTTTTTCCATGATAAAATTTGGAGTAAACTCATGGCCTCAAGTTGAAAAAAAAGATGGAAAAGCATGTGTTAAAGGATTTGGTTATGGTACTTGGAGCGAAAATGGAAGATGGGTTGAGCGCCTGCACATGGCTAATAAATGGCAAGTCAAATGTCCCATTATATGTACCACTAATTCATGGAATCTACGTCCTATCTCAATGCCTTTATGTGGTTGTATTTCTAATATAGATGGGCAAGCCAATCATACTTTTTATCATCCCAAAAAAGAAGATAAACTAAAAACCATTCCAGAAAAAATCATTGTTGATGAGATAGATCCTAATAAAGTTAGAGGAGCGCTCATGAATAAATTTGTATACAAAGATGCAGTAGGCCATTTTCCGCCATATGATCTTGCTAAGTACACTATGATGTTAAAAATTAATCGTATTGAAGCAAGGCTGCTTTCAGGCAGAGAAGAGAAAGATGTTAATAAGAAAAAGGCCAAAAGAAAGGGAGGGTTAGGGCTATGACATATGATCATACAGATCCTAAAGTTAAAAAACTTCAAGATATGATTGAGCATATAGGAGATGATCCAAACAGAGAAGGTCTTGCAGAAACTCCACATAGAATAATCAAATCATGGAAAGAGTTATATTCGGGATACAATAAAGATCCAAAAGATGTTTTTAAAACATTTGATTCTAATGGATATGATCAGATTGTTTTATTAAAAAATTGTGAAATATACAGCATGTGTGAACATCATATGCTCCCTTTTGTGGGCAAAGCTCATATTGCTTATATTGCCAATGGTAAAGTAATAGGCATCTCCAAATTAGCTCGATTAATGGAGATATACTCAAGACGTTTACAGATTCAAGAACGTATAGGGGAACAGATCACTTCTGATTTAATGGAACATCTTAACCCATTAGGTGCAGCTTGTATCATTGAAGCACATCATTATTGCATGAGAATGCGTGGAGTAGGTAAACAGAATTCCATCATGACTACTTCCAGCTTAAAAGGAATTTTTCTTGAAAAAAGTGAAGCTGGATATGCTGCAAGAAATGAATTAATGCAATTAATTAATTGATATGAAAAAAGAAAATTTTACTCAATTATTTTTAGATTCAGGTGCTTTTAGCGCATATACTCAAGGTGCTGAAATCAATATACAGGATTATATTGACTTTATTAAAAAACATAAAAAGAAATTAGTAGTATATGCTAATCTTGATGTTATTGGTGATGCTAAAGGCACATTAAAGAATCAAAAATTCATGGAACGTCAAGGACTGTCTCCACTTCCCTGTTTTCATATGAATGAAAACTTCAAATATCTTAGATATTATGTAGATAAATATGATTATATTGCTCTTGGAGGAGTTGCACAAGCTAAGGGCAATAAAAATCATATTATTAAATGGATGGATCAATGCTTTGATGTTATTACTGATGATGATGGCTATCCAAAAACTAAAGTGCATGGATTCGCTGTTACTGCTATGGATTTAATGTTTAGATATCCATGGTGGAGTGTTGATAGTACCAGTTGGGTTATTTGGTCAAGAATGGGAAAGATACCTGTGCCTGTTAAAAAACAAGGAAAATATTTATATGATCGTAAGCCCTTAATAATATCTGTTTCCAATAAATCTCCGGATATTAAAGATAAGGGATCACATATAGATAATATCACTCCTACTGTTAAAAAACAGATAATACAATTTATCGAAGAAAATGGAATGAGATTAGGTAAATCTGAAATTGTTGAAAAGTCTTTAGATTATCAGCCAAAAGACAATGAAAAATGGTTTGAACCTGCTAAAAAAGCTAAAAATGGAAAACGTTTATTAGAAATTATTATTGAATCAGGTGTATCTAATAATTATATTTTAAGAGATCGTTTATCCATTCGATTTTTTAAAAACGTAGAAAAAGCATTTCCTGAATGGCCTTATCAATGGAAACATAAGAAAAGGAGGAGAGGTTCTCTTCTTCGAGGATTTGGTTATGGCACGTAATACATAATCAGAGGATTGAAAATGAAGATATATCTTGCTTGTTTTCCACATGAAGTAGCGCAAAATATTGCCATTACAAAAGAGAAATACAGACAATGTTTAGCATCATATCATTTTATAATTAATGAAAATGCTATAAGCGAAAAAGAGTTTAATTCATGGATAAAAACAGGATTAACTAATAAAAAAAGGAAACAGAATAATGAAAATAAATAGATCAGAATTTTTACAATCTTTAAAATCAATAAAACCAGCAATTGATGAAAAAGATAATCTTGAACAAGCTAATTCTTTTATTTTTAATAATGGAAATATTCACACATATAATGATGAAATTGGCATGCAAATCGAAAGTCCAGTTAACATAGATGCTGTTGTTAAAGCCAAAGAACTATACTCTTTGCTTGGTAAGATAAAAGATGATGAAATTAGTATATCAATGAAAGATAATGAATTCATTATCAAAGGTAAAAGAATCAAAGCAGGTATTAAAAAACAAGAAGAAACATTAATTAATTTAGATGAAATATTTCCAAAGATTGATAAATGGAGCAAGGTTCCAGATGATTTTAAAAAAGCTTTGTCCATATGTTTATTATCTGCCAGTAAAGATAATACAAGACCTATTTTAACATGCCTACATATCAAAGATGACATAATCGAATCCAGTGATAATGAACAGCTCACTATATACACTATGTCTAAAAAATGTAAGGTATTTAAAAAAGGAATATTGATACCTGAAAATATAGTTAAGGATCTTATCAAGTATAATATCACTCATGTCAGTTATAATAGAGATAATTGGATTGATTTTAAAAGTGAAGAAAATGTTATTATCTCTTGTAGAATGTATAAAGGAGAATATGCTGATCTATCTCAGTTTATTCTCAATAAAGGAACCAAAATAACATTCCCAAACAATATTAATGATATTTTAAACAAGATGGAAGTTTTTCAAAAAGAAGAACAAGATGCTTTACAAACAGTTAATATTAAGATCAATAAAGGTATCTTTTCTGTTCGTTCTGAAAATCAATATGGATGGGTTGAGGAAAGTGTAAAAACTAAAAATAAAAAAAATGTGATATTCAATGTAGGTCCTAAAATTCTACTCAACATACTTAACACCACTAAAAAAGCAATGATAGGTGATAATGTGATACAATTTAATACGGATAATTATGTACATATCATTGCTAAGGAAAACAATAATGATTAATAAATATAAATTAAGAACTTGGATGCCGGAAAAGGGAATATTTGTTTATTGGGGTAGGATAAAAAACAAATGGAAAGATCCAGATTTAAATACCACATTAAAACATCTTTTTTATACCACACAAAGATCTATAGATATATGTGATGTAGATAATCAAGACATATATGAAGGTGATTATATTAATATTACCTTATCAGGTCTTCCATTTGAATACCAGATTATAAAAGATAAACAAATGAAAAGAATATTTCCATATCCCTATATTAGAGGTGTTATTGAATGGGATAAAGAGATATTAATAGATATACCTCAATTCGGCCATATGATAAGTATAGATCATCCTTTTTTAGATAATGCTTTTGATGAGCATAATGACAGTATCAAAGTTATAGGTAATATTTTTGAAAACGGAATTAATTATTTAATGGAGTAGATAATGTATTTTTTTAATAAACAAGATATAGGGCATTTAGGAAGTGAAATCTCCAAAGTACAGAACTGTAAATCATGTGGTCTATATAAGAACTGTATTTCTCCAAAGATGAAACCAACAGGAAAAGGAAAAAAGAAGATTCTTATTATTGGAGAAGCACCTGGAAAAAATGAAGATAAAAAAGGCATACAACTTATAGGACAATCAGGACAGTTATTAAGAGAAGTGTTAAAAGATTTAAACATAGATCTTGATAGAGACTGTATAAAAACTAATAGCATAATATGCAGACCTCCCAAAAACAAAACAGCAAATAAAAAACAAGTGGCTGCTTGCAGACAAAATGTTTGGAGATGTATTAAGGAAAACAAGCCTAAATTAATAATCTTACTTGGAGGTATAGCTGTTCAATCTTTTCTTGATGATAGATGGGATAAGGATTTGGGAGGTATAAATAAATGGAGAGGATTCCTTATTCCAGATAGAAAAGCTGATTGTTGGATCATGTCCACATATCATCCATCATATGTTTTAAAAAATGAACATAAGGAAATAGTATATAAAACGTTTAAAAATGACATTAAAAAAGCAATTAAAAACAGAAATAAAAAAATAAAATATGATAAAAACGAACTTTCTAAAGTTGAAGTAATAACTGATGAATCACTGCTTACACATAGATTGAAAGCATTTATTGCTTTACAACCTGAAATAACCGATTTACTTGCTATAGATTACGAAACATCAGGATTAAAACCATATGCTGAGGGTCACTATATACATACCTGTTCATTAAGCTATGGTCCGGATCATGCCCTATCTTTTCCAATGCCCAATAAAAAAAGCAAGGCTTTTAAACTATATAAAAAAATTATTACTAATAAAAACTTAAAAAAAACTGGACATAATATCAAATTTGAAGATGTATGGTCCAATACCATTCATAATATTCAAATACAGAATTGGTATTGGGATAGTATGCTTGCTGCTCACTTAATTGATGGCAGAAGTAAAATAACATCTCTTGATTTTCAAGCCTATATTAATTTTGGCATTACTCCATATTCGGGTAAAATTAAAAAATATCTACTAAGTAATGATAAAAATGCAAACTCTTTTAATACCATCAATAAAGCGCCTATAAGGGATTTACTGCTTTATGGTGGACAGGATACTATGTATCAGTTCAGACTTGCTATAAAACAGATGAAAATTGTTGGATATGATATTCCAAAATATCTTAAAAGGACTGTATAATGAAACTGTCTGCAAAATCAAAACATGCTTATAAACTGTTACATGATGGTGCTTTATCTCTTAGTCAAGTGCAAAGAAACGGTATTGGTATCGATATGAAATACTGTAAAAGAAAAGATAAAGAGTTACAAAGAAAAATAGAAAGCATTGAACATAAAGTTTTTAAAAGTGATGAAGTGAAGTTGTGGAAAAAAGAATATAAAAAAGATTTTAATTTTGATTCTAACACACAGCTTGGAGATATTCTGTATAATCATTTAAAGATTGAAGCTAAAAAACATACCGATAAAGGTAATCCATCAGTAGATCAAGAAGCACTGGAAATGCTTGATTTCCATTTAGTAAAAGATATTCTTCAATTACGTAAATATAAAAAAATGAAGAATACTTTTTTAGCTGGCATCATAAGAGAAAGCAATTATTATAAAGATCAAGATGCATGGCTACTTCAACCTTTTTTTAATTTGCATACTGTCAGCACTTGGAGAAGTTCATCACAAAATGTAAATTTTCAAAATCAACCTATACGTGATGAAGAAATGGGGCCTGGAATCAGAACGGCTTTTATCCCAAGAAAAGACAGGCATCTTGTTGAAGTGGATTATGGAGGCATAGAAGTATGCATATCTGCATGTTATCATAAAGATCCTACAATGATTCAGTATATTAAAGATCCTACTAAGGATATGCATAGAGATATGGCTATGCAATGTTATATATTGGATCAAAATCAATGGACTAAAAACACAAGATACTGTGCTAAAAATAAGTTTGTATTTCCTCAGTTTTATGGCGATAGCTGGTATGCTTGTTCTCAGAATCTTTGGGATTCAATAGCCACTATGAAATTAAAAACCAAAGATAATGTGCCTTTAAAAAAACATCTCAAGTCCAAAGGAATAAAAAAATTCAGTGATTTTCAAAAGCATATTAAAGATGTAGAACATGATTTTTGGTATAATCGTTTTGCTGTTTATCAGCAATGGAAAGAAGATCACTTTGATAATTACATAGAGAATGGATACTTTGATTTACATACTGGTTTTAGATGTTTTGAACCACTTGATAGGAATAAAGTAATTAATTATCCAGTGCAGGGAGCTGCTTTCCATTGCCTTTTAAAATCATTAATTATCATTCAAAAATGGCTTATCAACTACAAGATGAAAACAAAAATAGTAGGTCAGATACATGATTCTATTATTTTTGATGCTCATCCAAAAGAACTTGATGCTGTTTTAGTCAAATGCAAAGAAGTAATGTGTGAAAGAATTCCAAGAATATGGAAATGGATTAATGTACCACTTACTATTGAAGCTGAAATAACTCCCATCAATGGTTCATGGAATAAGAAAAAAGAAATCCCAATCCCGGTAATTAAAAGAAGAGCTGCATAATAATAGACAATGAATAGTTTTGAAATAAAAACTAAAGTACTCATGTATTGGAGATATGCTCGTGCATATGCCTATATCTCAACAGAGACAGGTCGTTTTTATGCTGATGTTTTAGTATCTAACGGTAAAAATATAATTGAAATAGAAGTTAAAACCTCATATTCAGATTTAAAAAATGATTTTAAAAAAAGAAAACATAAATTTTATAGAACAGAATATTCAATAGGAGTACCAAATAAATTTTATTTTGCTGTACCTGAAAATTTAGTTGAAAAAACTAAGGAGCTAACTAAAAACACTCCATATGGAATTATAAAAGTATTGGAAGGAAATTTCACAAAAGATAAATGTGAAATTATTCAATCAGCTAAATTTTTACATAAAAATTTTAGCAATTCTGTTTTGAATGAAATAATAAAAAGAATGTCCAGCGAAATATGTATATTAAGATATACAAATAATAAATCTTCAAATACAAGGAGAAACAATATGCCATTACAAATAGATTACAGGCCAAGTAGTTTTGATGAGTTTTATGGCAATGAGGAATTGATTGAAAATATACAAGCCAATTTAAAAAGAGATGATGTTAACCATATAATGCTGTTTACAGGACTATCAGGAGGAGGCAAGACCACATTAGCGCGTATAGTTGCATCAGAGTTGGGGGCTTATAATCATGAATTATCTGAACAACAAAATGTAGATTATTATGAATATAATAGTGCTGATGCAAGAGGTATAGATACATTTAGGCAAATTAGAAAACAAATCAGATTATCTCCAAAGAAGGGTAAATATAGTGTTTATGTATTGGAAGAATGCCATCAGATTACAGGGGATAGTATGGAGATGTTGTTAAAAATGACAGAACCATTGCCTGATCATGTATTTTTTATTCTCACCACTACTAATCCAGAAAAATTAAAAATAACATTAAAACGTAGATGTACAGTTTATGAAGTACAACCATGTGATGATGATCAATTAAAAGAGCTAATAGAATCTATAGCAGAATCAGAAAGTAAAAAAATACCAAAAGATGTTCTCAATCAGATAGTATCTGATAGCATTGGTTCACCTGGAGTTGCTATGAGTATACTGGATAAGATAATCCATATACCTAAAAAATCTATGCTTAAGATGGCAAAACAAGAAGCAGCTAAACAGAATCAAATCATCGATCTATGTAGAAAACTTATTCAAAGACCTAAATGGAAACAGATTCTTCCCATATTAAATGATTTAAAAAAAGAAAATCCTGAATCAATAAGAAGATCCATACTTGCATATTTCACAAGCTTGTTACTTAAAAAAGATGATGCGAATGCCTACATAATGCTCGATTGTTTTTCTGATAATACATATGATGATGGTTTTTCAGGTATTGTTAGGATGTGTTATGAAGCCCTTCAGAATGATTAAACTCAACCTTTTTTTTATATTTTTTTATATTTTTATTTTTTATTGATTTTTTTAATTTTATATATTATTATATTGTTTAAAACTCAATAACAAAAAAGGATATTAAATATGGATTATGAAGATATAAATTTTGAAAAAGATATGGAGATAGATCCACATAGTCTGGATTTGGAATTGTTGAATCATTCCAAAATAGCTACTAAATACATATCCATTGCTAAACAATATAGTAAGATAGCTAAAAGAGCCTATGAAAAGGTAAAAACTATACGATCGGAATTAACATTAGAAGCTGCTGCTGAGGGCATAACTTATAAAGGAACTACTGTAAAAGCTACCACACAAACCATAGAGGCTTATTACAGGAATCATCCATCATATAAAAAAGCTGTTAAAGATATGCTAAATAAACAACATGAAGCAGAAGTTCTTGAAAGTATTGTTTTTACCATTAAAGATAGAAAAGAGTGCTTGTCTGAATTGCAGCATTTAATGTTTCAAGAGTATTTCAGCACTCCAAAGGAGCCAAGGGATATAACAAGAAAATTTAACAAGAGAGTCAGAACAGTAGCATCTAAATTAAAAAAGGAGAAAAAGAATGGCAAAAAAAAGTAAAAAAAGAAAATCAATCAGAGATAAAGTTAAAAAAAGAGCTGAAAATAGGAGTTTTTCTGGAGGCGGTACTCTGTTTGATTTTGCAGGTAAAGAAGTATCCATGTTTAAACCTAAAAAAGGTGTTAATAAAATAGATATTCTTCCTTATGAAATATCAGTTAAAAATCATCCTGAAGCTGATCCCGGAGAGTTATGGTATCAAAGAACTATTTGGGTACATTTCAATATAGGAACAGATGAAAAACCATACCTTTGTCCAAAAACTATCAATAAAAAATGTCCCATCTGTGAACATCGTGTTGAGCTAATGAAAAACCCTGATGCGGATGAAGATGATATTAAAGCACTTAAACCTAAAGAACGTGAAATATATAATATCAGAAATTTGTCAGATGATAAAAAACTGATGCTATGGGAAGTTAGTTATCATAACTTTGGAAGATCTCTTGAAGAAGAAATTAGAGAAGGAGAAGAAGAATATAGTGCTTTTGCTGATTTAGATGGAGGCTATACACTTAAAATTCGTTTTGCAGAAGAGACAATGGGCAAGAATAAGTTTTTAAAAGCATCCAGGATTGACTTTATTGATCGTAAAGACCTGCCAGAAAGTATTTTAAAAAATGTCATTGATCTTGATGAAATTCTAAAAGTACTAAAATACAAAGAACTTAAAAATATATTTTTAGAAATGGAATCTGATGACAATGAGGATGACAATGAGGATGTTAAAAAAACAGATGATTCCTCAGATGACAATGATGATGACAATGATGATGACAATGATGATGATCAAGATGATGATCAAGATGATGATCAAGATGATGATCAAGATGATGACGAAGATGAAGATGATGAAGATGATGAAGATGATGAAGATGATGACGACGACGATGATGATCAAGATGATGACGACAATGATGACGAAGATGAAAATGAAAATGAAAATGATGAAGATGA